AAAGTAACAAAAGATAGAGCTGAACTTTATAAAACTTTAGTAAAATGATAAACATACCAATAACTAAAATTTTATTCTTGGATATTGAAACCGTTGGTGGTTGCCCTGATTACGATTCTTGTGAAAGATTCAACCCCCAACTTGCAAAACAATATGATAACTATTTTGATTGGTTTCTAAAAAGATTTCCTGAAGACGATTACGTCACTTATAATTTGGAGGAGGAAATGCAAAAAAAGAGAGACGTTTATTCCAAACGATCGGCACTTGTTCCTGAATTTGCAAAAATTGTTTGTGTATCAATGGCTTTTGTTATGGAAAATGGTGAAATTAAAAAACAAACATTTTCAGGAGATGATGAAAAAGAACTTTTACTCCAAGTAAGAAATCTTCTTGATAGATGTCATAAGTTAGATTTTTATCTTTGTGGACACAATCTTAAAAACTTTGATATCCCGATGATGGCAAAAAGAATGATAATAAACGGAATTATGCCGAGTAAGATACTTCCAGATTACAACACTAAACCTTGGGAAGTAAAAGCAATCGACACTAAAGAAGTTTGGCAGTATGGTTCTTATTCATCAATAGGTTCACTTGATTTGTTATGTTCTTGTTTAGATATCCCGACACCTAAAGATGGTGAAGTGAATGGTGGTATGGTTCACGAAGCATATTGGGGTCATAGTCGGTTAAGTGAGATTGCAGAATATTGCGAAAAAGATGTGGAAGTATTAATTGAAACAATAAAAAAATTAAAAAATTTAATTTAAAAATGGAACAAAATTTAAATGAAATCAGACAAAATCTTAAACTTATTAAAGATTTACAACAAAATATGAATGATTTTGATATGACAAACCCCGAATCAATATTTGAATCTTTAGGTTTGGATGAAAATGAATTTGCAAATATTTTTGAAGAGACAATTGGAAGTCAAAAAATTGATTTAAATTTTATTAATAATTCTGAATCAAAAAACCCAAGTTATGAGCATTTATCAGATTCAGGTTTTGATTTAAGATCATCAGAAGAAATTTGGGTTCAAGCAAATGATAGAAAGTTAATTCCAACAGGATTAATATTGGATATTCCAGAAGGTTACGAAATTCAAGTTAGATCAAAAAGTGGGTTAGCATTAAAACAAGGATTGATGGTTTTAAACTCACCTGGCACTGTTGATAGTGGTTATTTAGGTGAGATTGGTGTAATTTTATTTAATACCACAAACGACAGAATTAAAATAGAAAAAGGACAAAAAATTGCACAAGCGGTTTTATGTCCAGTAATTTCAGGTAAATGGGTTAATTTGGTACAGGTTACTCACATCAATGAAAAAGATAGAAACAATAACGGATTTGGAAGTACTGGATTATGATAACAATTGGATTTTCAACAAGAAAAATAGATAACAACTTTGTTGATATGTTAAAGAAAACTTCAGGGGTACCTAACACTGAAGTTATTCCATTTGAAAATAACGGAGAGTATTCTTTAACTGAGGTTTATAATAAGATTTTAAATCAATCGTCAAACAATGTTGTTATTTTGTGTCACGATGATATATACTTTGATTCAAAAAATTGGGGACAAAAGATATTAAATCATTTTAAAAGAAAAAACGATTACGGTATCTTAGGTTTGGCAGGTACAACTCATTTACCTAAGTCAGCCAAATGGTGGGAAGATTTTTCAAAAATGAAAGGTATTGTCAACCACGAGAACAAAGGTAAAAAATGGGAATCCAAATATTCACCAAGCAAGGGAAATATTTTGGACGACGTGGTATTAGTAGATGGTTTATTTATTGTTGTCAATAAAAATAATATAATTCATAATTTTAACGAAGAGGTAAAAGGTTTTCATTTTTATGATGTAGATTTTTCTTTTAGAAATTTTATGTCTAATGTTAAGATTGGTGTTATGTATGATGTTAGAGTAACACATAAATCGGTTGGGCAAACAAATGAACAGTGGGAAAAGAATAGAGAAGTATTTTCTAAAAAATATGAGGATGTTTTACCAGTTAAAGTTAAAAAAAATTTAACAATAGATTCACCATTAAAAGTACTACTTTCTTGTTTATTCTTTAAAAATTTTACAGGTTCAGAAATGTATGTATACGAATTGGCAAAAGGATTAAAAAAATTAAATTGTGATGTTACCGTTTTATCTGACATCGATGGACAACTTTCAAAGTTAGCAAAACAACAAGGAATCAAAGTTTTATCATTTAACGAGGCACCCGGATTTAAAATGGGTGACGGTAAATGGGGATTTAACACTCCACAAGGCACACAAGTATCACAACCTAATGTGATGTATAAAGTAGGTGAGGTTAATTTTGATATAATCCATACCCAACATACACCAGTAACAAATCAAATATGTCAAATGTATCCGAACATTGATAAATTATCGACAATACATTCTGAGGTAATTGAATTAGAAAATCCGGTGTTGAATGAATCAATAAAAAAATATATTTGTATCAGACCTGAAATACAAAATCACATAACAACAAATTTTAATATTGAAAAAGAAAAAACAGAAGTAATTTATAACCCAATTGATTGTGAAAGATTTAACACAAAAAACACAAAAGATAATGGATATGTTTTATTTGTTGGGACAATCGATTACTTAAGAGAAAACACAATAAAAGATCTTGTTGAATATACTAAAACCATTGGTAAAGAATTGTTTTTGGTAGGGGAGAATAAATCAAATTATTTAAATGATATTTTGATAAACAGTCACGTAAAATATTATAACTCAACAAATAAAGTTGAGGAGTTTGTAAAAAATTGTAGTGAGACGGCAGGGATATTACTTGGTAGAACTACTATTGAAGGGTGGTTGTGTGGTAAACCAGGTTGGATTTATAATGTTGATGAATCAGGTTATATTATGACCAAAGAAAAACACGGAGTACCTGAAGATGTTAGTAAGTTCAATTCTTTAGAAATTGCAAAAAAAATAAAAGAAGAATACATAAAAATATTAGAATGATAAAAATTGTAAGTTGTTTTTGGAATGCTGAGGACTACATTGAAAAATGTATTAAATCTGTATTAAATCAAAGTTTTACTGATTTTAAAATGTATCTTATTGATGATGTATCGACAGACGACACAAAACAAATTATCAAAGAATTAATAAAAAATGATGATAGATTTATTTTAATTGAAAACACGGATAAAAAATTTAAATTAAAAAATTTAGATGATTTGTTAATGAATGAAGATGAGTTTCAAGACGAAGATATTGTTGTCGAATTAGACGGTGATGATTGGTTATATGACTCAAATGTTTTAACTTTAATTAATGAAAAATACACAAACAATAAAGATTTGTGGATTACAAATGGAAGTTTTGTTTATTCTTCGGGAGGGTTTGGGTTTTCTTCAAAAGTTAACACTTCGACAATAAGGACTGATACATTTTTTTTCTCTCACTTAAGAACTTGGAAAACACATTTATGGAGAAATATTGAGGAGGAATCTTTTATGGATGTTAATGGTGAGTACTTCAAATCGGGGGGTGACGTAGCATATTGTTTTCCTATGGTTGAAATGGCTGGTGAAAAACATTATGAATACATACCAAACATTTTATATGTTTACAACGAACAAAACCCAAGAAACGACCATAAATCAGGAAGTGGTTCTGGTAGTCCACACGAACAAGTAAGATGTTCCAATATTATTAGAAACATGCCAAAATATAAAACACTTTAAAAAATGTTTATCACATCACATTTAATGGGTGGTTTGGGTAATCAAATGTTCCAAATGTCAAAAGCTTTATCCGAAGGTTTTGAAAACAATATTGATGTAAAATTTAAACTTGAGTCTTACATACCAATGGAGGGAAACCAACCCTCTAAGTATAAAAGTAATATTTTTAGAAATATAAAATTTGAGGATTACAAAGAAAATACTTTACAAATTTCAGAACCGAGTTGGTCATATAATGAACTGAATGTTTTTTATTACACACCTGTAAAATATTACGGATACTTCCAAAGTAGTAAAAACTTTAAATCTCAAGGAAAAAAAATTAAAGAAATTTTTTCACCAACAGATGATTTTATTGATAAAATAAAAAATTTATACCCAAATATTTTTGAAAAAAATTCAGTTTCTATACACGTAAGAAGAGGTGATTACTTAAGTATTTCTAATATTCTACCAATAATTGATAAATCATATATAGATGAAAGTTTAAAACAATTGGGTGAATACTCTAATATATTTATTTTTTCAAACGATAAGGTTTGGTGTAAAGAAAATCTAAATTACCCTAACTCTACTGTTGTTGAAAATCTTGAAGATTATGAGGAACTGTGGGCAATTAGTTTGTGTAATCATAATATTATGTCTAACTCTTCATTTTCTTGGTGGGGTTCATATCTTAATAAAAATGATAATAAAAAAGTTTTTGTCCCGTCAATATGGTTTGGTGCAAATGGTGAAAAAAATTATCAGGACATATATGAAAAAGAATGGATAAAAATAAATGTAAATTTTAAAAATGGAAAACTTATTTACTAAAACATCAATTTCTGATGATGAAAAATTTAAAAAAATTTGTGAAGAATCAAGTAAAAATGAAAATTTATTTCAAAACTTTAAACGAAACCCTACGTTTACGGAAATATTAGAACATACCACATACGATCAAGGTTTAATGTATATTGGTGAAATAGAAAAAAACCCTAAAATTGACTTGGAATTAATTGAAAAATTTAAAACTAATGACATTCAAGGTAACCCTTTTGTTTACGAATATAAGGAACCATACGGATTAATATCACCGTCAACGTTAAGATATATTAAAATTTTAAATGATTTAATAAATCTTTTTGGTGATTTGACAAATTATTCTATAGTTGAAATTGGTGTGGGTTACGGGGGACAATCCAAAATAATACAAGATCAATTTGAGGTTAAAGAATATAATTATATTGATTTACCCGAAGTATTGAACTTAACAAAAAAATATTTAGAAATTTTCAATTTTGAAAATTTAAACTTTTTAGATTTTAAAACCTTACCAAATAAAAAATATGATTTAATAATTTCAAATTACGCAATTACTGAATGTTCCAAAGAAATACAAGACATTTATATCGAAAAAATTATTAATAATTCTAAACATTGTTACATTATAGGTAATGATATAGGTACCCATTTCAATTTAAAAAATTACAATAAAAATGATTGGTTTGAGATATTACCTAAATCTAAATTTTTAGAAGAGTCTCCAAAAACTCATCAAAATAATTATCTTTTATATTTTTAATTTATGCTAAAATTTAATATGTTGAGTAGTGTATTTGAACACAACGGTTCATCTACAGTCAACCAAAAACCGTCTTTTTTTGAATGGGATTTTAAAAATAAAACGGGGGATATTGATTTTTATATTGATGGGGACATTCACAAGGCAATTTTAGAACGGAATAATGGTAGAAAAAAAATATTATGGACTTTAGAATCTCCTCATTTTAATAATGGTGTTTTTGATTATATAAAAAACAATTTAAACGTTGTTTTGGAAGTTTTTGAATTTATTTTTACTTATAACGAAGAATTTTTAAAGATTGATAAAAAATTCAACTTTGTACCCGCAATGGGTTCTTGGGTTAAAAATCCTCAACTAAAAAATAAAACAAAATTGATATCTATGGTAACTTCAAATAAAACCATTACTCCACAACAAAAGTACAGAGTCGATTTTGCAAATAGTAATAAAAATAAAATAGATATTTACGGTAGAGGATTCAAAGAAATTTTAAATAAAGAAGAAGGTTTAGAAGACTATATGTTTTCTGTGTGTATTGAAAATGCAACAACAGATACGTACTTTACTGAAAAAATATTGGACTGTTTTGCTTTAGGAACAATACCAATATACAAGGGTTCTAAAAATATTATTAATCATTTCGATGTCGGTGGAATTTTATTTTTAGATGACGTAGATTTGAAAGATATCAGTGAAAATTTATATATTTCTAAATATGAACATATTAAAAATAATTTTAATAAAGTAAAAAATTTAATTATTCCGGAGGACATCATATATAAAATAATAAAAAAATAAATGACAACAACTATAATAGCTAATTATTATAACTCAAAAGAGTTTTTAGATTTAACTAGTTCATTAGAAGATGATATTAATGTGATTATATATAATAAATCAAGCGAAAATCTAACATCATTAAAGGATAATCACATAGTGATTAATAGTGAAAATATTGGTAGAGAGGGACACACTTATCTAACATATATAATTGAAAATTACGAAAAATTATCAGATGTAAATGTTTTTATACAGGATGATTTTTATAACCACTTATTTAATATAGATTATTTTAAAAATAATTTTAATAACAATAAAAATAACGATTTTTATCAATTCCCATGCTCTTGGAGAAAGGGATCAGAAGCTATACCATTTTCAAGAACAATTGTAGATGGGTATTTAGATTTAGGGTTTTTTAAGAATAATGACATTAAAAAATTTGCTGAGTTATTTAAGGTTGAGTTACCGCATGTTTACACTACTGAAACATGTGCGCATTTTTTAGTTTCTAGAAATAGAATATTAAGACATAATAAAGAAAAATATAAAAAAATTCTAGAATGGTTATTAAGTAACGAAATTAATGGTTATTTACTAGAACACACTTGGAAAATTTTATTTATGTAATATGTATGATTATCTAATAGTTGGGAGTGGTTTATATGGTGCTGTTTTTGCACACGAAATGAACAAAATAGGTAAAAAATGTTTAGTTATCGAAAAAAGAAACCATATTGGTGGAAATTGTTTTACTGAAAAAAGAGATGGAATTAATATACATATGTATGGCGCACATATCTTTCATACAAATGATTTAGAAATATGGAATTGGATAAATCAATTTACTGAATTTAATAATTATCAACACACCTTAAAAGTAAAATATGACGATAAATTATACTCATTTCCAATTAATTTATTAACGATGTATCAATTATTTGGTGTTATGTCACCAGAAGAAACCAAAAATAAACTTAATGAGTTAAAAATAAAAAATAAAAATAACGAAAATTTAGAAAATTGGGTTTTATCACAAGTTGGTAAAGAGATATATGAAATTTTCATAAAAGGATATACAACAAAACAGTGGAATAAAAATCCAATTGATTTACCATCTTCAATAATAAAAAGAATACCTATAAGATTTAATTTTAATGATAATTATTTTTCAGATAAATATCAAGGAATACCAATTGATGGGTATACAAAAATTTTTGAAAAAATTTTTAATGGTATAGAAGTTAGAACAAATGTTGACTATTTTAAAAATAAAGAATATTTTGATTCTATATCAAAAACAATTGTTTTTACTGGTAAAATTGATGAGTTTTTTGATTATAAATTTGGTAGACTAGAATATAGGTCTTTGTTTTTTGAACATGAGAAATTATATATTGAAGATTTTCAAGGATGTTCAGTTATTAATTACACAGACATTAAAATTCCATACACTAGAATTTGTGAACACAAACATTTTGAAAACTCAAAATCTAATGTTACTTGGATAACAAAAGAATACCCTAAAGATTATGTAGAATCAGACATACCCTATTATCCAATAAATGATGATAAGAATAATAAAATTTATCAAAAATACAAAGAATTATCCAAATCATACCCAAATGTTATTTTTGGAGGTAGATTATCGGAATATAAATATTATGACATGCACCAAGTTATTGGTTCAGCGTTAAAAAAAGTAAAAAACATAAAAAACTAATGAAAAAATATTTGGTAAACTATTCAGACAAAACACACAAAAATTCACAAATAGAAAATACAAATTCCGCATTATCTATTGGTGGGTTTGATAACGTATTTTCATTTAATTTACAGGATTTAGGAGATGAATTTATTTTTCAAAATAAAAATATAATGTCTCAACCAAGAGGTGCTGGTTATTGGATGTGGAAGCCATTTGTAATTAAAAAAGCTTTAGAATTAATAAATGATAATGATATTCTAATGTATTCGGATTCTGGTATTTCATTTATAAAAAATATTGATGAAATAGTTACTATTATGGATAACACAGATGAAAAATTATTGTTATTTGAGTTAGACGATATTCATCCAAATAAAAGGTGGACAAAACGTGATTGTTTTGTTTTAATGGGTTTGGATAACGAACCATATCTATCTCAGAATCAATTATTGGCTAGTTATATTTTGATGCGAAAAAACAAGTTTGTGATTAAATTCATTGATGAATGGTTACATTATGCAAAAGACTACAGAGTAATTACAGATTCATCAAACGAATGTGGTTTACCTAACTATTTAGAATTTGTTGATCATAGACACGATCAAAGTATTTTAAGCCTATTAGGTCGAAAGTATAAAATTAAAAACATCCCAGATGTTAGTCAATATGGGATTGGTAGGATGATTACGGGTCAAGTTTTTAACCATCATAGAAATAGGAGTTAATATGAAAATTAAATATGCAATTATGGGTTCAAATATGAACCCACTATATTATGACTTTTGGCCGATAATATCTAAGACGTGGAAAGAAGTTTTTGATATTACGCCGGTTTTAGGTTTAATATGTGATGAAAATTCTGACATTATACAAGACAGTTATGGTTTAATTAAAAAATTTAAATCTATTGATGGTATTGATGATGGGTTACAATCACAAATAGTAAGATTTTATTTACCTACATTATTAGATGACATTTCAATTACGTCTGATATTGATATGGTTCCATTATCAAAAAAATATTTTATTGATTACGTTAATTCTTTTGATGAAAATAAGTTTTATGTTATGACATCTGATAACCCAGAATGTCTTAGAAATCGTGAGTATCAAATGTGTTACAACATTGCAAAACCACAACTATTTAAAGATGTTTTAAAAATTGAGGAATCATGGGTTGATTTTGTTAATAAGTTAAAAAATTTAGGGTTTGGGTGGACTACTGATCAACGTTATTTATATGATATGATAAATGCGTATGTAAACAAAGAAAACATAGTTTTATTGAATAGAGGTTTCAGCGGTTTCGCACATAATAGAATTGATAGAGCAATATGGCGTTATGATGTTAATGCTGTTAAAAATGGTGATTACATTGATTCGCATTTACTCAGACCGTATCAAGAACATAAAACAGAGATTAATAATTTAATTAATTTATTATATTAATGGAGCTAATAACTGGAAATAAATTTAAAAGAAGTTGTCATTACTCATATGATGAATTTGGTTTTGTTGTACAATCTGAACCAAGAGAGAATGAAATTTTAAAAGTATTTGTTAAAATTGACTACGTTCATAAATTTTTTATGAATCCACCGTCTATACCTTTTATATTAGTAACCCACAATGGTGACTTACCGGTTGATGGTAATTATTTACAGTATATGGATAATCCAAATTTAATAAAATGGTACGGACAAAATATTATGGTAATTCACCCAAAATTGCAATCGATACCAATAGGAATTGCAAATGAAAAATGGGATCATGGTAATGAATCGATATTTTTTGATGTTATGAATCAAAAAATTAAAAAAGAACGATTACTTTACGTTAATTTTGATATTAACACAAACAGAAATGAACGCAATTACTGTATATCAGAATTGAACAAAAAAGGTTTACAAATGGGCAGTAAGTTACCATTTAAACAATATTTAGAAGAAGTTGCAAAAAGTTATTTTGTCGTTTCACCAAATGGTAATGGTGTAGATTGTCATAAAACATGGGAAGCTTTGTATTTAAAAACAATTCCTATCGTAACAAAATCAATTAATGTCGACTATTATAAAAAATTACCTATAATTGTAATAGATAATTGGTTAAACTTTGATTTTAACATGTTTAATATTGATTTATATGAAAAAACATGGAAAAATTTTAATATAAATAATTTATGTTTTAAAAAACATGAAAAGTTAATAAAATAGTGTATAATGATTAATTTGTATTATAATTATTATCGTTCAGATAACGAAAAAAGAATGAAAGAATTAGATTTTTGTTTGCTAAAAACAATAGAAAATAAATTTATAGACAATGTTTTTGTAATCATTTCTAAATCTGATTTACTTAACTTTAAATTAGATAATAAAAAAATAACTATTGTTGAAATAGAAAACAGACCAACGTATAACTTTGTAATCGAATTAATCAATAAAACAACAAATAATGAAGATATAAATGTTATCATAAATTCAGATTGCTTTATTGATGAATCAACAACAAATCTAATACAAAAAATAAACATTGATGAAATGTGGTGTATGAACAAATATGACATTATTGACGATTACTTTAATTTAAAATTTCATGGAGATTCATCCTCACAAGACTGTTGGATTTTTAAAGGATTTTCAAAAAAAATAGAAAACATAAACTTTAATTTTGGTACGCCTGGTTGTGATAATAGGTTTGCACATGAATCTAAATCTGCTGGTTATACTTTAAAAAACCCATCAATAGATATAAAAATATTACATTATCATTTAAGTCAAATAAGAACTTGTCCACATATTGATTGGGATAAGCACAGAATAAATGGTGATTATGAATTTGTGACACCAGAAAAAATACTTTGAAAATAACATGAAAATTATTACATTTTATTCGGATTCTCATTATGAGATGTATAATGATTATTTTTTATCTTCATACAATAAACATTTATCAGAACATAAATTAATAGCAAAAAAAATAGAACAGGTATCTCCAACTGGAGAATATGAATCTACCGGTTTTGACTATGCTATGCTTGAAAAAATAAATTTAATAATTGAAAATATTGATGTAAATGATGGAACCCCATTTGTTTATTCAGATTGCGACATACAATTTTTTGGTAATATTGATGTTGATATGGGTGATAACGACATTTTATTTCAAAATGATTTTAATAGTTACTGTGCAGGTTTTTTTATTGCTAAACAAAGTAAAAAAGTTTTAGATTTTTTTATTGATGTTAAAGAAAGGTTTATCAAATCTATGAACGGTAAAATACATGATCAAGTTGTTATTAATCTTATGTTTTCAGAGGGATATAATAAGATAAAAAAAGACTTATTACCTAATAATAAATTTTGGACGGTTGCTTTTTTAACGAATGGTCATCATTGGAACGGACAAGATGTAAACGTTCCAAAAGAAATAGTGATGCATCATGCCAATTTTACTATTGGTATTAAAAATAAACTTAACCTATTGAAATTAGTGAAAGAAAAAAATGGAAAATAAAATATCTTTAGACACTGAAAGAATGAAAGGTTTTGGAAATTACATTGTTGATAATTTTGAAGTAAACTACTTATTTGGTTTGAATGACTTATGTGAAAAATATGTTAAAAAAAATTTTAAGATATTAGAACTTGGTTCAAACGAAGGTGTCAGCGCTAGACTATTTTCTTACTTTGCCGAAAAAGTTGTTTGTGTAGATTTAAATAAAACTAAATCGATGGATAAAGCAGTATCGAAACATAATAATATCATTTTTTACCATACATCATTTAAAAATTTTTTAGAAAATGATAAAAATAATGAATACGATTTAATTTACATTGATGGTGATCATGATTTCAAAAATGTAAATGAAGACATAGAATTTTTTAAAAGTAAAGTAAAAAAGGGTGGATACATATCTGGACACGATTGTAACTCAGAAACACCAGACGTTAGATTAGCAATTGAAACCCATTTTCCAAATGAGGAAATAATCTTGTTTTCAGATAGCTCTTGGTTAATTAAAATAACATAATAATAAAAATAATAAAAATGTACGGAACAGAAAACAAAAAACATTTAGGTGGTTATATAATAAACTTAACAGATCATGGAGATCCTAATTCATATTCTACGGAAGTATGGGATTGGATGATTAATAACGGTATAAAATCGATAATAGATGTTGGTTGTGGGGAAGGGCATTCAACAAAATATTTTTTAGATAGAGGTGTCGACGCTATAGGGGTAGAAGGGGGTGAAAACGCATATAACAACAGTCCTGTCAAAAATAATTTGGTGTTACATGATTACGTTGATGCTCCTTTTATACCAAAAAAAAAATATGATGCAGTTTGGTCTTGTGAATTTGTAGAACATGTTGAAGAAGTTTTTTCTGAAAACTTTTTAAAAACTTTCGATTTTGCCGATAAAATTTTTATGACACATGCGGTTGTTGGACAAGAAGGGTATCATCATGTAAATTGTCAGAACACAGAATATTGGATTGAAAAAATAGAAAAAAGAGGTTATAAGTATAACAATGATTTATCTATATATTTAAGAACCTTGACTGATAAAATACATGTGAAAAACACATTATTAGTGTTTGAAAAAATATGATATGAAATTAGATGATTTTATTAACATAGTAAAACCATTCACTATGACATCAGTTGAAAGAATCACTGGATTATATTATTCGTTGGAACATATAAGAATAAATAAAATTGAAGGTGATTTTGTAGAATGTGGTGTTTGGAAAGGGGGAAATGTTTTGGGTATATTAGAATATTTAACCAAACACAATATGACAAAAAATAATGTTTGGTTATACGACACCTTTGAAGGTATGACAGCTCCTGAAGATATTGATGTAGACTCAAGTGGTAAAAAGGGTGATATTAAATTAGAAGAAGTGTTATGTTATTCTTCATTAAAAGAAGTTAAAAATATTTTATCTGTTTCTAGTTATCCAAAAGATAAAATTAAATTTATAAAAGGAGATGTTTGTGAAACATTAAAAACAAACGTAAACGTTCCGAAAAATATAAGTTTATTAAGATTAGACACTGATTGGTATAAATCAACAAAAAAAGAGTTAGAAGTATTATATCCACTATTGTCCTCAAAAGGAGTTCTAATTGTAGATGACTATGGACATTGGAAAGGTTCAAAAATGGCTGTTGACGAATATTTTAATAATCTTAATTTGGATGTTGAAATACATAAACTTGACTATACTGGTATTAAAATAATTAAAGATTAATAAAATTATGGGTGTAAGTATTGATAATTGGTTTGGTAGATTAGGTAATAATATTATACAACTAACCTCCGCTTTAAGCTTTTGTGAAAAGAATAAAACTAATTTAACAATACCAAAACATGATGTAATAACAAAAACAGAAATAGATTTAAACGGTGAAAACAATTTAACGTACTCAAATTTATTTTGGGGTGATTATGTTTCAGATGATGAAAGACGAAAACTAGCTAAAAAATATATATTACCAATACTTAAACACAAAAACATTAATTTAACAGACAAAGATTTAATAATACATCTTAGGGGTGGTGATATCTTTAGCCATAACCCACCTAAAAATTATGTGCAAGCCCCCATATCGTATGTTGAAAAAATAATACAAACAGAAAACCCAAAAAATATAATAATAGTTTATGAAGATTTTTCAAACCCAAGTGTTAATTATCTAATAAATAATTATAAAAATATTGTTTTGGTTAATAATTTAATAGAAGGGATAAGTTATATTTTATCTGCAAAAAAAATAGTTATAACTGGAGTCGGAACATTTGCTAGAAGTTTGGTAATGTGTTCTAACAATATTGAAAAAGTTTTCGTACCATCTTTTTTAAAAAAAGATAATAATAATGATAACACTCTTTATGATTATGATTGTTGTGTTGATTATTCAGATTTAGAAATAATAAAAATTAATATACCAAACTACTTAACAACCAATAGCTGGGAATGGAATAATGAAATAAAAAATTTATATGTAACACATAAATTATAATAATTGATAACATTAAATTAAAAAATATATAATGAAAAAAGCACTTATTACAGGAATTAATGGTCAAGATGGTTCCTACTTAGCCGAATTACTTTTAGATAAGGGATATGAGGTTTGGGGTACAGTAAAAAGAAATTCAGTATCAGAAACACAATCCAATAGAATAGATCATTTAAGGGACTTTAATAAAGTAAATTTAGAATACGCCGATTTGACTGATATGGCATCTTTAATTAGAGTACTATCTTTAGTTCAACCAGACGAAGTGTATAATTTAGCAGCACAATCACACGTAAGAATATCTTTTGATCAACCAATTTATACCGCAAATGCAACAGGATTAGGTACGTTAAATTTATTAGAAGCAGTTAGGATGGTTTCACCACATTCCAAAATTTATCAAGCATCTTCATCAGAGATGTTTGGTAACAATATTGATATTGACAGTTACCAAAGAGAAACTACCCCGATGAACCCTGTTTCTCCTTATGGTTGTGCCAAAGTATTTTCTTACAACATTTGTAAGAATTATAGAAATTCATACGGAATGAAAATTTGGAATGGTATTCTATTCAATCACGAATCACCAAGAAGAGGGACAAATTTTGTAACTAACAAAGTTGTTAAATCCGCTGTCAGAATCAAGTTAGGGTTACAAGATAAACTACATTTAGGAAATCTTGACGCAACAAGAGATTGGGGGCACGCAAAAGATTATGTTAAGGCAATGTGGATGATGCTACAAACAGATACACCTGATGATTACGTTTGTGCAACAGGAATATCACATTCGGTTAAAGATTTATGTGAATACACATTTACAAAATTAAATTTAGATTTTAAAGAATTTGTTGTTGTAGATGAAAAACATTTCAGACCCGAAGAATTACACGATTTAAAAGGTGACTCGTCAAAATTAAAAAATAAATTAGGTTGGATTCCTGAATACACATTTGAATCAATGTTAGACGAAATGATTCAATATTGGTTAGATTATTATGGAAAGTAAGGTATTAATCACGGGCGGTAATGGTTTAGTTGGTTCCGAATTTAAAGGAGATATTTATTTCAAACCTACTTCTAAACAATTTGATTTGATTGATAAAAATCAAACATATAGTTTATTATTAAAAAATTTTGATAGTGTTATACATTGTGCGGCTAAAGTTGGTGGTATTGGTGGGAATATGAATTTTAAAGGAGAATTCTTTTATGATAATATAATGATGAACACAAATATTATTGAGGGATCAAGATTAACAGGTGTTAAGAATTTAGTTTGTTTTTTATCCACTTGTATCTTTCCTGATAATGTTGAATACCCGTTAACAGAACCAAAAATTCATTTAGGTCCTCCACATTTTTCAAATGATGCGTATGCTTACGCCAAAAGAATGGCTGATGTACAAATAAGAGCATATAAAGAGCAGTACGGTTTAAATTATAAATCGGTTATCCCAACTAACATATACGGACCAAATGATAACTACAATTTAAAAAACGGACACGTAATACCTTCTTTGATACATAAATGTTACTTAGCAAGAGAAAATAAAACCGACTTTATTGTGTGGGGTAGCGGTAACCCAATGAGGGAGTTCATTTTTAGTAGAGACGTAGCAAAACTAACGGAATGGGTATTACATAATTACAACGAAAGTGAACCAATAATACTATCAACGTCGGATGAAATATCAATAAAAGATGTGGTTGAAGTAATAATAGAGTTAATGAATTTTAAAGGTAACGTAACTTTTGACACCTCAAAACCTGACGGACAATTCAGAAAACCATCAGATAATTCAAAAATAAAAACATATTTACCTGATTTTAAATTTACATCATTATATGATGGTTTGAAAGAAACTATTGAATTTTTTGAAACTAACTATAATTTTATAAGAAAATGAAAAAATTAGTTGGTATAACTTGTAGTACTTTTGACTTGTTACATTCAGGACACATTTTAATGTTAGAAGAATGTAAAAAACATTGTGACTATTTAATATGTGCACTTCAAAACGATCCAACAATAGATAGACAAAACAAAAACAAACCAGTACAAACTTTAGTCGAAAGATTTATACAATTAGATGCTGTTAAATACGTAGATAAAATAGTCCCTTATAATACAGAATCGGAATTAGAGGAAATATTTAAATCATTTGACATAGATGTAAGAGTAATTGGTTTTGATTATTTCAATAAAGATTTTACCGCCAAACAAATTTGTATAGATAGAGGGATTAAAATTGTCTATAACAAAAGAGATCACAATTATTCTACAACAAATCTTAGAAAAAAAATACATAAAATAGAAAACAAATTATGACAAGAAAAAAACCATTACCTCAAAATGAAGAAAGTGAAGTGAAACCATTTTCAAGAAAGGAATACATTAATTCTGTAATTAAGAAAAAACAAAAAAATAAATTTTTATCTCCTCATCAAGAAGAATATTATAACATTTTAAAAGACAGTCAGATTACTATTTGTTCAGGTCCCGCAGGTGTAGGTAAGTCATATATAGCAATGAAAGCTGCTGTTGATTTGTTGATGGACTCAAGTAATTCGTATGAAAAAATAATTATTGTAAGACCTGCTGTGGAAGCAGAAGAAAAACTTGGTTCTCTTCCTGGAAATTTAGAAGAAAAATTAGACCCTTACATTTTTCCATCTTATTATCTATTAAATAAAATTATTGGAAAAGATGCTCGTGAAAAATTAAAAGACGCAGAAATTATCGAAGTATTTGCATTGGCATATATGAGAGGAATGAACATTGATAATTCTATTTTAATTTTTGAAGAAGCACAAAACGCAACACCAAATCAGATGAAATTACTATTGACAAGAATTGGTTATAATAGTAAATTTTTTATATCTGGAGATTTAGAACAAACTGACAGATATAAGGACAAAAAACAGTCAGGTTTGTACGATGCTCTTCAAAGGTTTCAAAATATTAATGATATTGGTGTTTATGATTTCAGAAACGCTAAAAATGTTAGAAATCCTTTAATTGGTAAAATTCTTGAAAAATACGATGATGAGAATAGGAATTGAAGTTAATGGTGTTTTAAGAGATACTATCGGTAAGTTTAAACAATTGTATGAAAAACATATGATTGAAGAAAAAACAGATGATGGTGTGATTTCGTATGATATTGATGAGTCAGGAAACACCACGCAAGTTTTACAGGAAGAAAATTTTACTTATGATATAATAAGTGATGTCACAACATTAGATTTGTCAAAACATTTTAAATTTAAAAACGAAGATGAGTTGTATTCTTTTATGTATGAAGATTTTGCAATGCAAATTTTTGGACATGCGGGTTCTACCGAAACATTTACATTCAACGACTTAAACGAGTTTTATTTAAAAAATAGAGACAATTATGAAATTCTTATTGTGTCTGATGAAATTGGTAAATCAAAACCCGCCACGTTATTCTTTCTTTCAAAATTTGGATGTTTAATTGAAAAGATAAAATTTTACTCAAAATCAACAATTCAAGGTATGTGGGATGAAGTAGACATTTTACTTACAGCAAATCCTGATTATATTACAAATAAACCAAAAGAAAAAACTATCGTAAAATTTACGACAGAATACAATAAAAATATCGAAACTGACTATGAAATTGACACATTAAAAGGGTTCGATGAAATAATACAAAAAATAACATTATGTTAAAATTTTTAGGAGAAAATTATTATTTAGACATCGATGAAATTGAAAAAAGAGTAAGTTTCGAAGGTTCATCAATCACTAACGAAAATAGTACTGGTGGTACAGAACAACAAATTAGTGTTACTCGATATGAAATTATCAAAAGTATGATAGACGTTATACTAACAGAAAGAGAAGATATAGATGAAGGTTTAGGTGCACACGCAGGTAAAGATTTATCTATTCCCTTTAAAATTGCTTTTAATACATTGTTAATAAACCGCATAATTATAAATTTATAAATAAAATGGAATTAGAAAAAATTCAAAAAATTGAACAGTCGGTATCAAACTTAGAAAATAAACAATCAAGAATTTATTTTTTAGTTCAGGATACAAAAGGTAACCCAAAAGCCAGTATAAGACACATTTATGACATCGCTCTTGTTTTAAGAAAACAGGGTTATAACAGTATTATCATGCACGAAACAAGTGATTACAAAGGTGTTTCAGAATGGTTAGGAGAAGAATATATGGAACTACCTCATCAAGTTATTGAGGGACAAAACTTACCAATCTCACCTGAAGATTTTGTTGTTATTCCTGAAATTTATGGGCACGTAATGGAACAAATTAAAAATCTTCCTTGTGGAAAAATTGTTCTTTGTCAGTCCTATGATTATATGTTAGAAACATTACCTCCTGGTGTAAGTTGGAGTCAGTATGGGTTTATTAAATGTATTACAACTTCAGAGTTTCAAAAAAAATACATTAATGAAATTATGAGAAATGTGAGTATTGATGTTTTACCAATAAATATTCCTGACACATTTAGTAAAAAATCAAACCCATCAAAACCAATTATTGCAATTCACACAAGAGATCAAAGGGATACCGCAAAAATAATTAAAACTTTTTATCTTAAATACCCACAGTTTAGATGGATAACTTTTAGAGATATGAGAGGTATTACACAAAAAGATTTTGCAAACTTTTTAAAAGATTCTTTTGTGTCTGTTTGGGTTGATAATGAATCGGCGTTTGGTACTTTTCCTTTAGAATCTATGATAAGTGGGACACCTGTAATTGGAAAAATTCCTAACTTGAAACCTGATTGGATGTCAGAAAATAATGGTGTATGGACATATCAATTTAATGAAATTGTAGATATACTTTCTACATTTACTCAAAATTGGCTTGAAGATAACATTTCTGAAAATTTATATGAAGAAATGGGTAATACCGCAAAAGAGTTTCAGAATAGAGAATTATATGAAAATAATATTGTTAGTTTGTTTGAGTCATATTTCACAAAAAGATTGGAGTTATTTTCAGAACAATTAGAAAAAATAAAAGTATCACAATAAAAAATATTATGGAAATGAATAAGTTTAATGTATCGGTAATTTTACCTATAAGTTCATCAAGTGTTAGAGATTTTGACTCACTTTTTGAAAGATGTATAAAATCAATTAAAAATCAAGTTGTTGAAGTTAATGAACTAATAATTGTACATTCTCAAGATGAAACTTTGAAAACAAAAATTAACTCTTTTGACTATGAGAATTTAAATGTTGTAAAAATAAAAAATACAGGAGATATAGATTTCTCATCTCAAGTTAATTTAGGGGTTAAAAATGCAACCAGTAAATGGGTATCTGTTTTAGAATTTGACGACGAATACTCATCGATTTGGTTTAAAAACGTTAAACGTTTTGAAGAATCATATTCAGATGTCGATGTATTTTTACCTTTAGTTGTTGATACTGATGATAAGGGAGTTTTTGCTGGATTTACAAATGAAGCGACTTTTGCTGTAAGTATTAATTCTGAAATGGGTTATTTAACAAATGATTTATTACTTACTTACCAAAATTTTCAAACAAGTGGGATGGTAATTAAAAAATCATCGTATGAAAACAACGGAGGATTTAAACCATCAATTAAATTAACATTTGTTTACGAATTTCTTTTAAGGTTAACGTATAATTCTGTAAAAATAATGACTATCCCAAGAATTGGTTACAAACACACAAATATGAGAGAAGGTTCTATTTTTTGGAATTATAAATTTAGTGATGAAAAAATTTCAGATGATGAGGTTACCTTTTGGTTGGAAACCGCAAAAAAAGAATATTTCTTTACGTCGGATAGAAATATAAAATTTGAACCTCAAGTGTCTTAATGTTTGTATCTGGTGAAAATGAAACGATTAATATTGAATTAAAAAAGACGAATAAAGTAAAAAAAAATAATTACTTTGATGTTCGTGAAGAGCAGGCAGTGAAAGATTACATTTTATCTGACTCTCGTGAAGAAAAAGAATTTATCTATAACACATATCTTCGAGAACCATTGAACAAGATGATTGAATCAATTATTCGAAGATATAAGTTATATAGGAAAGATATGAATTTTGATGATAATCATTCTGATACTCATTCCTTTCTTATGACAAAAGTCGATAAATTTAAACCCGCTAAGAATAAAAAGGCATATTCTTATTTTGGTACTATTTGTAAAAATTATCTTATGGGGCAAATCCAAAAAGAACAAAAAGATACAAATAGAAAAATTTCTTACGAGGATATTTCATCGGCGTTAGAAAATCGTCCTGATATGATTTATTATTTGGAATTTGAAAAAATTGATGCCGAAAAAATAATTGATAAGTTTTTGGATGATTTAAGAATTTATGTTCGTAACAAAATAGACAACGAGAATGAACTGAAATTGGGTCACGCTTTAATAGAACTTTTTGATAACTACGGTAATATTTTTATAGGAAACGATAATAACAAATTCAATAAAAATATTGTTTTATTGTCACTAAGAGAAATGACGAATTTAAACACAAAAGAAATTAGAATATATCTTAAAAAATACAAAACACTTTATTTAGATACTCTTAAAAGAATTCATAATTCATAAATGATAAAATAAATATTTATTATTATGAACAGAGCAAGAAAAAAAGAAATAACACTCAACAAAGATTCGGTATTGAGTTTAATGCAAGAAATTTATAATGAACTTGTAGAACAAAGAGCAACCGCTTTAAGAATACAAAATAAGATGTTATCGCTTCTTAAAGATCCCGAAGATATGACAGTAATCGGTCCGGTTATTAAGGAACAACAAAAAATCATTAATGATACCATTGAAAAAAAATTAACTCTTTCTAAGTTACAATCCACAATTTGGGAAAAAAGTAATAGTAGTAAAGAAGAATCTTTTACTTTAAGTGATTTTGATGACGATATGTTACAAAATTTAATCAAAAAAGATGTAGATAAAAATAACGATGAAAAATATACTTTAGATTAATTATGTCTACTAGAAAAAAATATGACGACGCTAAAAGTAAGGTAGATTCGTATAAAACCGTTAGAGATCAAAAAAGAAAAGAACTCGAAGAGAGAAGAAATGCAACAAAAGAAAATTTTAATCAGAAAAAACAAGACGCAGTAAAACAAATTAATGATTTTAAAAAAAATGCAAAAAACAAGGTAAATGAAATTAAATCCCAAGTTAAAAACCAATTAGAAGAGTTATTGGATTTATATAAACAAATTTTACCTTCAGGTGGCGGTAACAACGGATTGTCTACAATTGGTAAATTATTTTTAGAGGCTTGTGAAAACACTAAAAATAGAATGTTAGAAATACTGGTGGAAGAGATAGTTTCTACCCTTGGGTGTTCTGAAGAACAAAATTTTCAAGCAGACATACCAATTTATATAAAAGTTAGTCAAATAGATTTATTTAAAATATTAAAAGAAGGACCTGAAGGGGAATTTGCAAAATTTTACTACGAAAAGAAAGAAACCCCAAATGGAACTTTACCGTATTCTATGAATCGGGAATTATATAAAAGACTTCAATCACCTTTGTCTTTTGTTCAAGAATATGGATCCAAATATATTGGAGCATCAGGTAACGGTTTATTTAATATACGGTATGTTGATCAATATACCGATAGTAATGGTGTAGTACAATATGGAGACTTTTATGAAGTTATAGTCTCATCACAACCTAACGGTAATATATCAATAACAAATTTTCTTTTTGATTACTTTGAAAGTATTCAATTATTTGATATAGAGGACATTGCTGCGAATTTATTAAATTACCTTTTAGGTTCATTAAGTTTTGGGATGGGTACCTCAAAAGCGGATTTAACTGATCTTGAAAAATTCTTTAAAATTATTATGAGAATTATGGGACTTTGTTTCGATCCAACAAAAAAAATAGACGTAGCAGGAACCGCAAAATTACCTGAATTTGATATTATTGATGATGATTTTTTTGAGGTTACAAACCAAGAATTAAGACAAATTGAATATAGTGTTGATTTAACCGTAAATGGACTTGTTGAGTTTGAGGATTGTGGGGATGTGACTTTACCAATAAACCCTCAAGCAACTGTAAATATTTTGGATGAAATAATTACAGAGGTAAATTTACCAAATAAAATTAAAAAATTATTTAACGGATTAAGTGACACCGCTAATGATCCTAATTGGCAAAATTTAATATCCCCTCAAGTTGATATTAATGCAAATCTTATATTGAACTTAATTAAAAGTTTACCAATGATTCTTGTAAAAATAATTTTATCACCTAAAGTAATGTTAGGTTTTTTAGTGATGTTAAAATCAATAGCAAGTAATTTTGATTTGAATTATGAAAACTTAGAAGAATTTTTAAAAAATTTCAAAAAATTTGCTGTTAATTTTTCAAGAAGAATTTTTGCAATTTTTATTGAGGAAATATTTGAGATAATCAAAAGAGAGATAAAAATATTAGTAGAAAGTTTACTATTAGACATCATCCAAGAAGCCAAAAATAAAAGGATTCAGATGTATTCTACAATTATATACATATTACAACAACTTGTCCAAGCATTTATTGATTTTAGAAGTTGTAAAAGTGTTATTGATGAAATTCTAAAACTATTGAATTTAGGATTAAGTCAACTTAATTTAGGGTTACCTTTATTTATTTTAGCCGCTTCTGATTTATTAGGTGGGGTTTCAGATACTAGGGCGTTTGCAAACGTAATTGAAAACATGCAAAGGGCAGGGTTACCTACCGGAGACAATGGTGATGGTTCACCAAACAGAATGAACGCAGCAATGTTTGGAATGATTAAAGGACAAAATAAAGAACAGGCTGAAAATGGAAAAACAGAAATTTATATACCACCATTAGCGGTTGCTGGAGGGTTTACAAAACCAACAAAAGGAAAAGGAAAATCATATTAATTATGAAATCAGATAAAGTATTAGAAATATTAAAAGATTATAAAAATGCATCTAATAAAGAAATAATGGATGTTATGAATTTTTTAATTGAGGATTTTGAAAAAACAAAGGATTTAATTATAAAACTAACACACCATTTAGATTCAACAGAAAATAGTTATAATAAATTATTAGACGAGTATAAAAAAAGAATAGATAATGCCTAAAGAAAAAAGACCAACAGTAGAAGATTTTCCGTTTGACATAACCCAAAACTTTTTTTTTGGTCAATGTTTGGATTATAATGATCCATTAATGTTGGGTAGGATTCGTGCGGTTTCTATTGTTGACAATTACGAACAAAGAGAAAAATCTGCACAGGGGTTCGACCCAAACGGTTCATTTGAAACAAACGGTCCTTGGTCTGAAAAAGATCCATTTATTTTTTTACCTTACTTACCTTACTTTATTAATCAAGTTCCACAACCAAAAGAAATGTGTCTTTTATTTTATTTTGATAGAAGAAACCGTTCTGGTAGGAATAAATTTTATATGGTTGCCCCGTTTTCTTCTCCTTTAACTATTAAGTTTGAAGATTACCAATCCGCAAGAACGAGGTTGGATTTTGGTAGACAAAATTCATCGGTAAGTTTTCCACCAATAAAAAATGGTGATGGACAATATAAAAACCCGTTACAAAATAAAGGGGTATTTGTTGAACCGGCAGACATATCAATTAATGGTAGAGATAGTGCCGATATTATTTTAAAAAATAATGAGTTATTATTAAGGGCAGGTAAACACTTACCTTTTGAACGTGGACAAATACCTGCAGCAAACGATAATAGGGCATTTATACAGTTAACTAATTATGATAAAATGACAGTTAACGGTGAAACTAAAGAATACCGAAGATTAACAAAAGAAAATCGTAAAATAAAATACCTTGTAGAATATTACTGTCTTAATCCTGAAACTCAGTTTGAAGTTTTTACTGGTGGTGTCTTAATTTATGAGGTTCCTGATAATCCATTTTCTAATGAAACACAAATTGGATTTTTTGGTTACGGAACAAACTATACAGGAGAAACAAATTTAATTTATCAAAAACAAATTAATTCAGTTAGTGGTGTCACTAATTTTGCAAAAGAAATAAACGACGTTTTAGTAAATTTTAAAGACACGCCAAATTTAATAACTTCAGTCCCTAACGGACAACAATTTCCTTTTTACTATAGACCTGATTCCAATTTTAGAAAAACGTTAACTGATGTTACAGGAAATATAGATTTAGTAAAATTAAGTAATTTAACAAGAATAAAAGAATCGGTTAGGATGTCTGCAACCGAAAACACTATGGGTTATAATTTTATTCTTAATAAGAAAATGGATCCGAATATTCCAATAGAGGCAGTAGATGAATCGGTAACAGAAAAAATTACAGAAAACATTGATAACTCGGTTGGTATTATTGGGGCTAATCAAATATTTTTACTTTCCCATCAAACAAATATTGAGGGTAAACCACCAGGTGTTGATTTGAAAAACAGTGTTTACGGAATTGAATATCCACAAGTTGTTGATAACATTGAGCCAAGTACGTCCCCAATGGTTAGAGGTGATGAGCTTATGGATTTATTACAATTAATTGTTGAATTCCTTGTGACTCACGATCACCCATACCCGATGCTACCTCCAACACCGGTGTCTCTATCATCCAATATTTCAACACAACAAGTATTAACTAAACTACAAGAAGCTTACGAAAAAGTATTAAACAAAAATATTCGAATCAATTAAGTATTTATATATAAAAAACAAATGTCTATATATAAATCTTATTTTGATAAGTCGGATACTATACTTTATAATTCATATACCAATACCTCAAGAAACCCAATTGTTGAGTTGTTTTTTGGTAGATTGGACAATATCGGTATTCCTTTTGGTTTTAGTAGGTATATCTTTGATTTAGATTTAACCAAACTTACAAATCTATATAATGAAGGTGTAATCTCAACTGGGTGTACAGGGTTTAATGGAATATCCCACACTTTAAGAATGACAAATACTTCGTTTTTTGATGGGGATTTATTAAATGATAAAACATCTCAAGGAAGAAGAAGAGCAACATCATTTGATTTAGTATTGTATAGAATACCAAAAACTTCAGGTACAACAGGTGACACTCAAGTTTGGGATAGTGGTGTAGGATATGATTATTACGATTATAAAATAAATCCATATAACGACAAATCTTATTCGGATAGACCTGTCAATTGGTTTCAAACAACAACTATTAGTAATTGGTCGTTACCTGGAATATATGATAATACAAACTCACAAGTAGAAACAGGTTTGAATTTTAGTGGGTTAACTATCATAGATACCCAACATTTTGAATTTGGTAATGAAGATATCGAGTTTGATATGACAGACGAAATAAACGGGATATTACAGGGTACAATAACTGGAGTAACAGGATGGGGTATTTCATATTACCCACAAGTTGAAAACATATCAGGACTTACTGAAAACTATTCCGTAGGGTTCTTTTCCCCTAATACACAAACATTTTATGAACCATTTTTAGAGACAAATTACGACGATTTAATTATTGATAATAGAACCACGTTTTACGCTGGAAATAATAACAATTTATACTTATTTGTTTATGAAAATGGAAATCCAGTAAATCTTGACTCACCTCCATTAGTTGATATCCAAGATATGGATGGGACTTACATTTCAGGTTTTATTAATTTACCATCTTGTCTTGTAACAAAAGGGGTTTATAAAGTAAATGTTAATAATTTAACAGGAGTAACAACTCCTTGTTTATATTATGACATATGGAAAAATTTGTCAATTAACGGAACATCATTAAGTAATCAAGAAAATGAATTTGTATTGTTAGCAAAAAATGGAAACATAAAAATTGGTAGTACAACAGAAACACCAAAACTTTATGGGTTTGACTTTTTTGGTATTAAACAAAACGAAAAAATATTAAACACAGATGTTAGAAAAGTTAACGTCATAATAAAACAAGCATACACTTCAAGTCAACCATTATTCAATGTCGAAGCCTATTATAGAATTTATGTTAGAGAAGGGGCTAATACCGAAGTTCAAGTTCAAGATTGGACAAGAATAAATCAAACTGTAGATGGGTATTATTTCATTTTTGATACAACAGATAAATTACCAAATGAATATTTTATAGACATTAAAGTTAATAGTGATAGAAACATTGACACATATAAACGAGAATTACAATTCCAAATAGTTAATAAAAAATAATGGCAAATTTTATTAAATTACAAGCATCGGTTTGTTGTACTGAAGAGGTAGTACAATTTGTTGTTGACGATATAACTAGTGCAATAACAACAGGAAATACGTACTATTTCACCGTTGGGGAAAACCGTTACTGTGCAACCGTTGATGCAATTCAAGCCGGTGAAGGTCCAGCAAGGGCAACTTTTACTGGAGATTACACATCTTGTGAAGAGTGTTTAAGTGGAATAACAACTGCTGTACAAGTTACAGAATGTGTAAGAGGGGAAAGTTATTTTATTGATATTGCAACATTTACAACATTACCAACAATTGGTGATGTTTATTATATGACAATAACTTTAGACGATACTATCATAACGAGTTGTTTTACCATTAGATGTTTTGTAACACCAAGAGATGGTGAGAGAATCTTAAGTTTAACATCTATTAGTGATTCATATACTGGATGTACCGAATGTTTAGTAAATAATTTTACAATATATCAAGTTAATACTTGTTTAGAACCCTTTACCGCCTATTATATTGAATTTCCTTCTGGTTTTGATTATAGCAACTATGTTGTGACTTTTATTGATAGTTTTGGTGATATACAATGTGGTATTACCGATACCGTCCAAGAGACTGAAGCAACAGGGACATTAATTTCTATTTTAGGTACAAATTTTGATGTTTCTTGTGAAGAATGTTTAGCAATTAGTAATGAAAAAAGAATTATAACAAATTGTTTAACAGGAGGGACTGAAGTTGTTTGGGGTTCTGTATTTTATGAAGGCGCTGAAGTCACAAATTTATCAACAAATACAGGTTGTTTTGAGGTAGGCGATTTAACTGAATCTGCAGTTACAATTAATACCTTTTTAGATTATAACCCACAACCTGATTGTCAAGAATGTATTCAGTGTGACGGCGTAGATTATTATTATTCGAGTTGTACAGAAAACGGACCAATTGCAAACATAAGTTACGACGCAGGTTCAGAATTATTGGATGGTGAATATTTCCTTACAGGAACCACAGACGGTAATGGTGTTGGTGCATTTTTTAATGTAGTCGTTGATGGTGGTAGTATTTTAAATATTAGTTTTGGTAGTGGTATTGGTTATCAAGTAGATGATACGATATCAATAAGTTCACCTCCTTTTGGTGGTTCTGATCCATTTGTAATAACTATTACTGATGTAACATTAACTGGTATTGTTAGATCGTACCAATATGTGAATAATGCAGTTGGAAAAACGTTTTTTGTACCTCAATTAAATTCGTGTGTTGAGATTACATTAGTTGCAAACCCATCAGACGCATTACCAAATTATTATTTATATAGTTTTGATGTTTTTGATAATTGTCCGCAGTGTGAATCAGAAGCTGATAATTTTTATATATGGAAAACAAGGGAATGTGGTACTGGTTTAAACTATATTGTTGTTTTGGATAGCAATTCTTTCACAACAGGAGACTATGTTAAAGTAAAGAGAGGGACAATTGATTTTCAGTGTCATGAATTAATATCACCATATGATTTTATAACTGATCGTAATTTGAATTCTTATATTTCAAATACAACATCCCCTTTTAGTGATTGTGAAACTTGTAATATCGGAACTTTGATTGGTGCATCCATTGTTAAATGTGGTGGTGGAGGACAACAGTTTGTTAATATTCCAATTGATATATGGAATATAATGGCATATACAGACAGTCAATTAGTGTTTGTAACTCAAAATTATGGACAATGTTATATTTTATTAAATAGTTGTCCATTAGAACCTAATTACACGACAATAACACCCGTATCAACATATTATAACTGTATTCAATGTGTTTTTGATAACACAAGATTTCCAAGAAGTGCAAATACAGAAACTTTAATATGTGTTGTTTGTTGTGATTGTGGTTCTACAGGAAGCACAATAACCCAAGTGGCTCCACCACACCCAGTATATACCGATCAATATGGTACTGATGTAACACAAATGAATATGGTTGTACTTGGTGGTCCAAAAGGATTGAATAATTAAAACATAATGATATTTATATAAAAAAGAAAAAATGGCAAATTATATTGTAGAAGGTTGTTTAGATGGTTTAGAGTATATTGTATCGGCATCTACAACACTATCACCTCTTGAGGTTATTGATTTTAACTTTGGCGAAGAACCAGCGATTTGTGGTACAGTTATATCTGAAACTGAACTTGAACCCCTACCGTTATATACTTATTTACATTCTTATACTGATTGTTGTGATTGTTTTACTGGTGGTACTTTACAATCTTTAGAATTTCAAAACTGTGACGGGACAACTTTTTTATACAGTATAAGTGGTTTTTGTGAAGTTTATGGTAGTAACCCAAGAAAAGATGAGGTATTTCAATTTTCTGAAAATGAAGTATTATTTTGTGCTACTTTTATAGAGGGAAAAGATGATATACCTGATGACAATAATTATTTTCCTGAAAACGGTCCATTTGTTACTTGTAATGAATGTGAATCAGACATACCAAGATCGGCAAATACCGAAGCAACTGTTTGTGTAATTTGTTGTGATTGTGGTTCAACTGGTGGTACAATAAATCAAATTACCCCACCTAATCCAGTATGGACTGATGGATATGGTACAGATGTAACACAATTAAATATGATTGTTCTTGGTGGACCAACAGGTTTAAATTCTTAAAATTATGAAAAATATTAATAGTATTATAAAAAAAGTTTTGATGGAAACCCGTCAAGAATCACAAAGATATATGTTCTTTTCAAATCTTGAACAAATGAAAAGACAATGTGAAACGTTATTAGAAATGGACAAATCTGAAATTGAACAAATATTGGATTATGGGCATGATTGGGCACAAGATCATATTGCAGAAGCAAAAAACAATATGGATCAAGTTTTTGATTTTCTAATGAACGAAACGAAAGGTGGTGATATGTCATCTGAAATGGATATGGAAGATGATGATATGATTGAAGAGGGTAGAAAAAAGAAAAAAAACAAACCAACAAATCCAAGTCTATGGCAACAATCATTATCATGGGCAAAACAAAGATATGAGGTATGTCCAAGTGCCTATTGTAATGGTGCTGCAGCAAAAAGATACAAATCCAAAGGAGGTAAATGGAGAAAAGGATAATAATTCCTTTTTTTTAAAAAAACTTTTTGGTAATTAGATAATTTTATTATCTTTGTTCTTTATCAAACAACCATATATGAAGAACAAAAAAATTTATGTGTTAAGAACAGGAGGACTTTCCAAGATTGATAACAGGTTTCATTTTCACGATATTGAAGTTTTTTCTTCAAATAAAAAAATTAACGATGAAATCAAAAAAAGAATCGACATTAATAAGGGTACAAATGTCAGATATGATGAAGGATTTTGTGGTTATGGAACATACCAAAACACTTTGATTACTTACGATTCAATAGATATTGATGAAAATCCAATAACAATCAGATATGAATTATTAGAAAAAAAGTTAAATTAAAGAATAGATAAAATACTTTTTACAAGAAAATCAACGGACTCATTTTGAGTTTTTTTCTTTTTTGGTTTGTATGAAACCATTATTGGTTTTTGTCCCTTTCCTGTTTGAGTATCTTTTTTCTCGGCTCTTCTTTTTTGTTGACATGCAGCTCTTTTTTGTGCTGCCGTCATATTTCTTGCAACATTCACCGCTCTACATTTAGGATAACCCTTCGATTCACCTTCAGGTCTACCACATGGTGGATGTCCACCACCTTCCTTTTTTCTGCAAATATTAACCCAAGGACCTTGTGGTTGTTTAGAACCTTTTCCTTTCTTTTTTGTTCCAAACCAAACTGCCAAATCTTCATTTAAATTAATACTATCTAACTCAACCCATTCTTTTAGTGGTACAAAATTTTTATTTTTTCCTGGCGTTGCATTTATAATTCCTCCGTCATCATCACTAAATGTTTTATGAGTCTTATTATATTTAGAAATTTTACGTGCCTTTGATTCCATTTTTTTAATGTTTTTTTTACCAGTATCTAATGTACCATCATAACTATCATATTCTAATTCGGCATTGAAAAAATCAGAAACTTTGGTGCTAAATGGTGCAGTTTCAGTTTTGTTCCATTCAATCTCGCCCATAGTTAAAGGTCCGTTATATGATCCAGCGTATCTATTAGAATTTGCTTCTTTAATGATTGTCCTTACAATATTTTTTATATTTAACATATAAACTGTTTATATATAAATATATTATAACTTCTTATTTAAATACTTTTTTCATTGTACCATCGTCATAAATTATAACATAAATTTCATTTGACGAAAAATCATTAACTTCTTGTCCCATCATATTAATAATTTTTATTATTTTTTTTTGATTTAAGGAATTATCTATTGATACAACATTGAAGTATTCTTTTTCACCATTAAAATCTGTTTGATACAATCTATAATAGTTTATTTCACCTCTTTTAAATGTTTTATCAGTGTATGAATAGTTTAATACTTCTTGTGAATTACCAGCACCCCCCATATTTGTTATGGTTTCCCAATAACTACCATCAATAGAACGTTCAAGTGTAAAATAATTGTTATCTTTTTCAGATGCGGTAGCCCAATATAATAAATTAATCCCATCATTTTCTGTCCCATCAAAGAAAATAAGTTCTATTGGTAATGGGATTATTTCAATAAGTTCAATATTATCAATCCACCATTCTTCACCTGAGGCATTTACTCTACATAAAATATCTATGGCAACTTGTGATATATTTGTTGGGAGATTAAGTGTGATTGTGGAAGGTCCTGTAGTAGTTACCCCCGCAGGTGCTTGATAAACGTCACCCGTTGGTGCGACTGAATTAGTAAAACTTCCATTTGCTGTGTGGGTGATTGTTCCTGTTGCGGTATAATCCCATCTTGCGTTATTATTACCTGTGATTCTTAATTCGGAAATATAATTAACCCCCCCATTTGTAGAAACTTGAACATCGACAATATCAGCAACATCTACCCCCCTTGTTGTTGCGGTTGAATTTGAAAATGTGTATGAAGCCAAACGAAATTTAAGTTGGTATTGTCTGTTTATGTTTAAACCCGTTACATTTGGTAACGAATACCAATCTTGTTCATTACCCGATGTTCCCGAACCTGAACCATATATTACAGCACTAAGTGTTGGTGAAACAGATGCGTTATTAAACCAACCTGCCGTCACCGCTGGTGTCCACCATCCGGCAGATAAGTATACGGATGATGAAGTTTCCATATTATCAAACTGAATAACTGTTTGACTTATTAGTATATTTGATACTAAAACAAATAACGTAATTAATAAATTTTTCATATGATTTCTTTTTAAATAATTATATGAAACATTTTATTTTTTTAAAACAGATTTAATTGATATTTTATCAAATAATAGTTTTACACGAATATAATGGGGTTAATTTAAAATTTTATTTGACTTACGGATGTTCTCATCTCCCCATAATGGCTGGAGGTTTTCTAATGACCAACATTTATTAAACCCCTCGTCACCTATTTCTTTAATATCAAATGATGAAATTGGGATGATGTGATCTACGTGCCATTCCCCATAATTATCCCAAGTAATATCTCCTGTAAATTTGTTTTCTAAATGTTCTATTAATTGTTCGGGAGTATAATTTAGTATCTCAAAATAGTGTCCGTTTTTTTGAATGTTTCTTTCTTTTAATACTTGATAAATTGCAGTTCTGAAATTGTTGATTAACTTGTATATTGGATCGTTTGCTTTACGAGTTTTTTCGTAATTTCTTTTGGTTTCTCTAATTTTATCTATATTTTTTTCACGGTATTCTTTCATATATTCTTTACGGTGTTCTTTATTTTGTTCGTACCATTTATCGTAATTTTTTCTTTTACGTTCTTTAGTTTGTGGTTTTAATTCATATTTTTTCATTGCAATTTTCCTACCACCAATATTTCTCCTACCAGAATTACCCATAACAATACCATTGTCTTTTAATATACGAATTATTGTTGGTTTACTTAAACCCGTTTTTATAGATATTGTATGGGATCCAAGTAAATCTTCATTGTACCATTTTAATATATCGGTTAATTCTTCTTGTGTAGGAATATATTTCTTCATATAGTATAAATATATTACATTTTACCAAAAAATCAATTGTTAACTTTATTGTATAAAAAAAGGGACAATTTCTTGTCCCTTTAAGGTGTTATTTAAGGTTTTTGATTATCTCAATTCTCTTAAATCAAATGTACGAACACCATCAACTGTAATTCGGCCGTAGAACCTGTTATTTACCATCTTCTTAGCGTATCTTGTCATAATACCTTTGATTGGTGTAAAGTTAAATGGATTGTACATTGTAGGTGTCAATTGTAGAGGTACATACGGTGCGTAAACGTACCCAGTATCCAACAATGATGTTCCTTTATGTCCAATTAGGATTTGGTTTGGTGGGAAGTATGGGTCACGGTACACTTGGTAACGTCCTGCCAATGTTCCAACTCTTTCAATACCCATATTGTACTGATCTTGCTCAGGAGATGCGTTAGATACGTGGAAGTATTCTAAATCATCAAAGATTGCAGAAACTTCAGAAGATACAACAATCCAGTTAGCTCCACCTCTCAATGTAGATTTGTGGATTTGTGCTGACAATTGGTTGATTGCTGTAATCAAAGTTTGATTCCAATCTTTTTGAGTGTATGATGTTGTTTGAGAAATTCTTCTCCATCCGTTGTAATCCCAACGTAGGTTCCATGCTGCTCCTTTTCTCAAGTCACGTAGAATTTCACGGTCGATTTCTGCTGCCACTTGCTCAGAAAGTAAAGCTGTCAATTCAGCTTCAGCATCGATGTTGTGGAATGCAGAAACGTCTTGTGCTAATTCAGGAGACCATTGAGCTCTTAGTTTTCTTTCAGTTACAGAAACAGTTACTGATTCTAAATCAAAAGAAACCTCACCAATTTTGTCTTCGAATTCAAGTTCAGCATATCTTCTATACACAACAGTAAATGCCGATCCAGAAGTTACAGCTGAAAGAGTTGCTCCTGTGTAACCATCTAAAGATGTTGCATTACAGTCAGCACATACAGGACAAGAAAGATCAACTTCTAAAAAGATACAACCATTTTGGTCACAAACATCATCATAAGATCCACCATTTCCTGACGCAGGGAACGTAGCTTGTGTTTGAGTATATGTAGGTTGTACAATTCCTTTACCATAAATTTGAGTAACAACTCTAAACAAAAGTGGTCCAGAACCTACAGAACAAGGGGATGTTGCAGAAACACCTAAACCTGTACTTTTAGCTACTTTCAAGTCAGAAAGGAACGCTTCAGTATCAATTTCGTTACCATCAGGTCCGATTAATTTACCTACACCAGCATTTGCAAAACCACATACTTTGATGATTACTTTTCTAACACCTGTTGTTTCATAATCAGTTTCGTTTGGTACTAATGTACCGTTACTCCAAGAAACAGTAGTAACTTCAGGAGCAGTAACTGCTGTCCATTGTCCTTTTGAATAATCAAAAAGTCCTGGTGGATCTAAAGCCGCCTCAGCACCTTCGTAGAATAAATCGTAAAGATTTTTTGCGTAAGCATTTGCATCGTTGTAACCACTATTTGTGTCTGTACTTGAACCAGGAGCTCCAATTGGTGCAAAGTGAGAACCACCATTAGCAGTTGCTCCGTTATAACCTTGGATTTTAGGTACAAAGTAGAACAATTTACCGATAGGTAAGTTCATTGCTTGTACAGAAACGATGTCGTTTGCCAACAATTTAGAGAATACACGTCTTACGATAGGGAAAACTACAGTTTCGAAAGAACCTGAGCTATCAGTTGACGCAGCTTCGTTAATTAGGTGAGATGCTTGGTTTTCATATAATTGTGCCATATTCTCTTTAATGTGACCTTTAAGTCCATCTAGGAATCCTAATCTATCCCATTTGTTAATTGTATCTTCTTTGATAACTTTAAGGTGCTTAAGACCGATGTTACCAACAAGACCTGATTCTAATAATGCTCCCATTTTTTATTTTTTTAATTTGAGTTTATTTATTGTTTATTTTATTTTTCCCATTAAATCCTTCATTCTCAAGAATTGTGGATTTTCATAAGTTTTATTTTCAATTAGATTAGTAGAGGAACCATTAGAAGGTGTTTGAACAACTCTTCTTTCAATTGATTCTTTAATTGTATTGGTAGAACCTTTACCGTCTAATTCTGTTTTGATTGTTTTGTATAAAGATTTTGATTCTTTCAAAGTATCAACTTCGTCAAATCTTCTAAGAATGTTAATCTTTTCTTGTTTAGTTGTTGAATGTTCTGTGAACAATCTTGTAGAGTATGCTAAATTGGAATTGAATACAGCAACTTCATTTAATTTGTTTCTGAAGAAATCTAAAGCCTTTTTGTACTCTTCATTTTTTTCTCTCAACAAATTAACTTCTTGTTGTACAGATTCAGTATGAACTCCATTTTCTCCGTAAACAAGATTTCTGTTTGGTGTAATACCTTTTCTTAAACCTCTACCTCTTTTGGAACCTTTTCCGTAAGTTCTTGCGGCTTCGTTGTGTTCTGCTTCCATTTCATCAACTTCATCAAGTTCTTTGTCTTCCATTTCGGTAACTCCGTGTTTAATTTTAGGGTAATTGAATTTAGGTCCTTTTCTTTTGTTTTTGTCACCTAATTTCATTTCATCTTTGAAACCTTTATTGTTTACTTCCATTTTAGAGAAAGTTTTCATTGGTTTACCGAAACCAAGTCCGATAGCTCTAAATGATTCCATTACAGAATCTAAAACATCTTGATCGATTTCATAAACATTTTCTTCTTGCTCTTCTTTGTCCATATCCCAACCTTCGAATTCTTCTTCTTCATTGTACATACCTTCGAATTCTTCTTCTTCATTGTACATACCTTCGAATTCTTCTTCTTCATTGTACATACCTTCGAATTCATCTTCTTCATTGTACATACCTTCGAATTCATCTTCTTCGTTGTACATATCTTCGAATTCATCTTCTTCATTGTACATACCTTCGAATTCATCTTCTTCGTTGTACATATCTTCTTCGTCCATATACATTTCTAAATTGTCCGACTCATCAACTTCTAACTCATATATTACATTTTCTGCCATTTGAGCTTGTTCGTTATCTTCGAAAGTGTCGTCAGCATCACTAATTAGATATTCAGCATCTGTATCGTTATCTTTCAAATGAATATAATCATTATCCTTTTTAACAATGATACCGTCTTCATCACCCATCGCTTTGAATACTTTCAAAATTTCTTCAGGAGTTGCAGTTGTCATATCTAATGGTGGCATTTCGTCACCTTCTTCATTATCACCCATCATCATAGGTTCTTCTAGGTCTAATGTATCGCCTACATTTTCATCGCCTTGCGGCTCATCGAATTTTTCTACTGCCGAAAAATCAACCTCATCTTCTCCTTCAGGTTCAAAATCCATCTCTGCATCAGCATCAATTTCTTCTTCTCCTTCAGGTTCTTCTGGTGCATCTTGTTCACGTAGATTTTTTTTGTAACCACCTAATGATTCTTTTACTAACTCACTGATTTCTTCCTTCATTGTAGAAGCAAGTATTCCTTTTGCGTTTTCATTGATAGCATCTTCAAGGTTTTTTATTTGTAATAAAGCCTCTTCAACTACCGATTTATTTTCATTTATTCCCATTTTAAATGCAATACGTTATGCGTTTATTTACCAAATAAATATGTACAATGTTGAAAAAAATCGTTATCGAATGTATTTTATCTGAAAAAAATTAATTTTTGGCATAAAAAAAGGATGAACATTTGTCCATCCTTATCAATTTTTAAGTTTTTAGTTATTCGATTACCTCGTCAATTTTACTTTCAACAATCGCCGTAATCCTCCAATCCATAGTATAAGATTCATAAGCCTTTGTTACTTTTGCTTCTACATCTGTTGGTGAATACCCTCTAACTAATTTTTCTTCTTTAATCTTTTTTACCTTCCCTGTGTTTTCGTCTACCATATCTGTGGTAACTCTTGCTACAAAATATTTTTCATCCATAATTAATTATTTTCCTAAATAATCGGATAATCTTTTCATTAAGTCAACAGAACCTTGTAAAGGATTAGTCACGTTATTTTCGTGTTCAGTAAGTTTTTCTTCGTATTTAGGTCTATCTTCTTTATTTAAATAAAGATATGCACCAGGAGTAGAAGGGGATGATACTAAGTCAAAACATATTAGTTCAAAATCTTCTTGCACTTCATTTTGTTCTCCTTTTTTAACAAGTGAACCAACCCCACGAGAAGACACCCCCATAGTAACACCTTGTCTCATCATATTTGCAGCAATATCCCCTTTGGATGATACAATTCCTCTTTCGTGAAAACCAGGTGTGGTTAATAATTTAATTTTACCCATTAAAACATTATCTTCCCACCATACATCAGTAATCAAATGTGCAACTCTATCTAAATCAATTAAAGATGAATCGGGGTGATTTAACTCGGATATAGACATACCCCGATTAATCATTTCTTTATATTTTTCAGCTTCTCGTTTTAATATTTTTTCAGGGTAAATTCTTCCATTTCTGTTTGGAACTCCATACTTTTGAAGTGTTGCGTAAAAAACAAATGGTTTAGAGTAATCTAATTGACCATAAGATTCGTTTATTGTTTTGTTATTTCTAACATCATTTAAACTAATCAAACCTGCGTCATGCTCAATTAATATCCCCTTACCAATATCATTGGGTCCTAATATTCTCATAATACTTTTTAAGTATAAATATTATATACCAACGAATTCTTTTGTTTTTGTTTTACTTAATGTGAAGTATTTGGAGTTTTTTAGTTCATCAATGTAGATTGATTGTGCGATTTTTTTAATTTTACTTCTCAAAATTAAGGATTTAAAATCATAATCGTTGTTATGAACAAAAAGGGTTATTTCTAAATTTAAAAAACTTTTTTTGTTTTTTTGTATACCACTTGTTCTTAAATCTAAATCAACAATTTGTTTTCTTTCAAATGTGTTTGTTTCTACTACCTCTAATAAATTATGTAATATCTGTCTTTTAATTTGCCCTGTTATTTTAGTCCAATTTGTGTAATCATCATTTGGTTCAATCCAAGTTTGTATTACGATGTATAAAGATTTAAAATCTTTGGAGTCGACTGTCCCGTAATAACATTTAGCATCATCAAAAATGTTTAATTTTGATGTTTTTCCTTTTTTCATTTTTCATAACTTAACCGTTTATTATTTTAGTTAAATATAAAAAAATATTTATGATATGTCAAAATTTAAAAAAATCCTTTATATTTATACAGGAAACGACAAAAAATTATGATTATAGTAGAAGTTAAGAATTCAAACTCAATTGAAAGTGCACTTAAAACCTATAAATTCAAAGTTTACAAAACAAAACAGAATGAAATTTTGAGAAATAGGCAAGAGTATGTGAAACCATCGGTAAAAAAAAGATCTGAAAAGAACAAAGCGATTCACATTCAGAAATTAAAAAAGTAGTTACTTACTTTTTTTATCCTTATTACCAAAGATTCTTTCAGTCGAAGTTAATCCCAAAGTACCAAAGGCAAGTAAACCTACAGTTTCAACTAGTATATCTGATGGTGCATAATCACCATGCGAAAAAGAATTCGCTAAAAGTGTTACGTTTAAGAATAATACACAGATTAAACCAGATAATCTTTTTGATGATATACTACCTGATTCATCGCTCAATAATTTAATGAAAAAATTTTTCATAGTCCCGCATTTAAATTTTTAAGTTTATATAAATTGTAATGATCATATTTAGATTCTTGAATTTTTTTAATTGTATTATTTACAGCATTATTTAATTCAACATCCTTTGATTCATTAAGGTTTGATTTAAGTTTTGATATTGCTTCTTTCTTTAATAAGTCCATTTCTTTTTTTATTTCAGAAGAAGAAAGAGAAACGATAGAATTTAATTCCTTTTTTTCTTGTTCTGATAAAGTTGCAAAATGGTTATTTAAAGTAGAATTTGCAATTTTTAACATCGAGGTTAAAGGTACATTAAAATTCGTGGTTGGTTTTTTAACTTCCTTTACACCTTCAGTAAGAGTACTTTTAATTTTTCTTTTAGACTCAAGTACAGACTCAAGATTTTTGATATTATTATTATAAATCATAACATCAATATCTTTATAATCGTTGTTATTTTTCTTTACAATATTATTAATCCAATTATTTGTTTTTGAAATTGTTTCATCATTATTTTCTATCAAAATTTGAGCGTATTCTATTGATTCATTAATATAATCGTCAGCAATATCTGAAGGTAAATTTTTATTTGTAGATAAATCGTCGTATATATAATATAATTCAGATAAATCTTTATTTTCCAAAACCATTTTTTTGAACTGACTCATAAATGTTTTGAAATGTGGTTTACCATACATCTCTACAGACGCTTTTTCTATTTTTGATTTAATATTTCCAAAAGTATTCATACTGTTTTTACAATAAATATTTACTTATCTATTAAATCGTTAAGTTTTTGATTAATTTCTACAAGAGAATTTTTTCCTTTTGATAAATCCATAGTGTTATTACCATAAAAAAGGGTTTCTTCTAAGATTAAATCTAACCCATCTTTTACAAATCCTTCAGGTGCCAAACCAGCTTCACCTCCCGGAGGTGGTGCTCCACCTGGTTCAGGTTCAGATCCTCCCGGAGGTGGTGCTCCACCCATATCACCTCCACCGGCACCACCTTCTGCAGGTGCTCCGCCAGCTTCATCATCCTTTTTACCGTATAAATTATCGATATTATCAAATAACCCTGTTTTAGTAATAACTTCTGCAGTTTTACCAAGTTCAGCAGAAACCGCCCTTTCAATTCTTTGTTGTTGTAAGTCAAGTCTTATTTCTTCATCTGAGAAACCAAGTATGTGTTTCTTAGCCCAAGAAGCAGAAACAGGAGCAACAGTATCAGCAATCGGTGTAACAGCATCTTTATATAATGTAATTTTTTCTTTCCAAACCTCAACACCAAGTAAATCAGCCTGTTTAGATGGGTTATGTAATCCTAAACTGAAATTAGTAAGTTCGTCCTCGAATCCTAAAAGAAATAAGTGAATTATTGCAATTTTGTTTAATTCGGAAAGCATAGATTTTTGAATCCTATTGATTGTTCTAGCAAATCTAATATCTAAAAGAGAAAGGTTTTTTCCATCACCAACAGCCTCCTCAAAACCTAAATATGCCTTTGGTACTCTTAATGCCGTTACAAGTTTCTTTTGGATATATTCAATATCTGCAATTTCCGCTAAGTTTGTACCTCCAGGTAAAGTTTCTATTGGGTTGGTTTGTGCTGGGTCTCTAACAGGGATAAAGAAATCTTGATCGACAGCAAGTTGGTTATATCTTAAATCGACGTTTCCTGTTTTTGGATCGGCAATCTGGTCTCTTTTAAATTTATTTGCAACTCTTTGTACATATGGATCAACATCTTTATCATCCATATTACCAACAAACACTTTAAATACTCTTCTTTCAGGTGCTCTTGAAACACGATAAATTAACATAGCATCTTCAGATAATAAAAGTTGTTTCCATATTCTTCTTGCTTTTTCTAACATAGAAGTACCATAAGGTAATTTTCTATCATCACCTAAAATTCTAAAGTGTCCAACTTCCCAAAGATTAAATTCCATATTCTTTTCTTTCCACACGAACTTTAATGCATCGTTCTCCATTTCTTGGGAATACTTATCGGGTTGAAATCTCATCCCTTTTTCTAACCTTTCAATTTGTATATTTGGTAATTGTTGGCAACCAACTACCCCTTTTTCGGGATCTAATTTTAGATAAACAAAATTGTCACCAAATTTACAAGTGTTTCTTGTCCACATCGGTAAATTGGTATTAATGTCCAATCTTGTTACAAATAAGTCAGTTAATACAGATTTGATTCTTTTTGATTCTGAATAAACTTTTAAAATGTCTCCGTCTTTATCGGGAGTAGTAGATTCTTCGGCATAAACATCAAGTGCTGCTGAAATTTCAGGAGTATATTCCATAGATTCGTAATCATAGTATGAAGCCATTCTTGTTGGTTCATAATAGACAGCTTGTTGATATAAATTGGATTCAACCTTTTGCCATTGTTTACCCAAATATACAGTTTGTTGTGCTTGAAGTTTTTCAACTTCATATTCTTTTTTGTCTGTAGTTTTAAGTAATTCTTTTTTATCGAATTTGAATACGGGGGATTGTTGATCTAAAGTTGCACTCGGTCCAAATGCTTTACTCAACCTTTGCCATATTGTATATTTATCTTGTGCCATTGTTATATTTTTTTATTAAAAATTAAATAGGTTTGTCTATAAACTAAACCCTTTTACTACCGAATAACCATAAATAGTTTTCATAGTCACTTTTAGTCGGTCCACTTTTAGGGTAATTATTCAACCCATAAACATCTACAGGTATTCCGGGATTAAAACTTCTTGTCGGATCTGAATGAACTTTTGTTTCAACTTGCCAAGATTCTAACATTGCTTTTGTTTGTTCTGTAACCTTTTCTAACTGTGCAAATGATGTTTCAGCAACATAAATTGCCATAGCAAGAGCCATAATTAAATCATCGTGTTGTCCTTTTTGGTGGTCAGGTCTACCATTAATGTACACAAATGTGTTTAATTCATTAAACAACCTTTGGGACTTCACACTAAAGTTATGTCTTAATGCTTCCTCAAAAGATGCTACTATTTGTACCCTTTTACTGTTAAAGTTAATTCCTGGTATTTTTTCTTGTGCTTTAGGATTCCACTTCCATTTATCTGCAGGGTTAACCCCATCAACATATAAATTTTTATATCCAAGTTCTTGTAGTTTTCTTGAAGTCGCAACACCCATTCCGCCTGTAATATCAGTAACAATAAGTGCGTTATACATCGTCCCCCATTTATAAGCGATTTCTGCAACAACATCAGGTGGTACTTTTGCTATGTATTCTAAAACTTGTTCTCTTTCCTCAAAATCGATGATAATAAATGTCGTAAAATCTTCACTGTCTCCTCTTGAAACGTCCATACCAAGTATATATCTGTGTCCTTGTACCGGTTCTTTCCACTGCCAAAGAACTCCACCCATAAATTTATTTTCAGGTTCTCTAATATGGTTCTCTTTAATTTTTTTCATTGTTTCAGGTGGTATTACGTTATCCCCTGAACCAAGAAAGTTACATTCTAATTCCTGTGAAATTTTTCTTTTATCAAACTTTAGTTTTTTTGCCATAGCCTCAAACCAAGAACTATATGCTTTGTACCCGTTTTCAACCTTTTCTTTTATCTCTTGAAAATTTCTATCTGAAACTTTAATATTACTATAGTCAATTGTTATTTCATCATCTTTATAATCAGAACGATTTAACATATAGTGGACAATATCATCACATTTTATAAGTTTTAAATCTTTAGAATACCTTGGATCTCTAAACCAATACATTTCAGTGATTCTAAAGTCATTCATTCCTTTTATTGCCTGACTATAAATCGAATAATATATAGGGTCGAATCCGTTAGGTGTTGATATTACAATAACTTTACCTCCCGTTGAGAGGGATGCCATACACGCCGACCAAAAATCCTCATCAGCGTCAATATATGCTGCTTCATCAAAAATTAGAATTGTTGGTGTATATCCACGAAGTGCATCTTTAGATGTTGCAACTGCCTTAACCTCACACCCGTTTGTTAATTTAAAATGTCTTTGTGAATTTTTTTCATTTGAAAATGTCACGCCTAACCATTTCGGCCACTGATCAACAAATGCCCTTACTTTATTTGCCATTTCGACAGCAGTATCAAGTTTGTTTGCAATTATTAGGATTTTTTCGGGCTTTTCTTTACGGGCAAATACCAATCTTTTAGATGCCCAAGCAGATGTTACAGTAGATACTCCCGCTTGTCGATATTTAAGTGCGATATTTTCTTCACACTCATCATAATCTTTAACTAAAGTTACTTGATCGTTAAAAAGTTCTAACGGAACATATTTTGATTGTGTGTTATCGTAAGTTTGTAAATATGTTTTTAGTGCGTAAGGTGTATCTCTGACGCATTTCGCATATTCTAATAGTGCTTGTTCTTTCGATAACGCCATTCATTTAGTTTTTTCTTTTAATCATTTTAATTAACTCACCTTTAGTCGTATGTGGAGGTAAATGTTTTTCTAAAAGTTTAAGAATTCCTTCCTCAAGTTTTTTTACTTCGTTAGTTTCTGTTTTCTTTTTTGGTAAACCTTTATGTTTGGTTGATGCAAAATCTTCTAAATCTTTTTCTGACATTTTTTTTGCCATATCTTGCACCTTTTTTGAAACTTTAGATTTAGGTGTGTCACCTCTTTTTACTGAAAGAGCTAAACCCATAATTTTTTGTTGTTGTTTAGAAACCGCTTTTTCTGTCATTTCACCTTCTTCCATTTCTTCTTCGTATGTGACAAATGGTTTTTTTTCTGATTTAGCTTTGGTAATTGCATCAGTATCTGCTTTAGGTATATTCAGAACACCTGTTGATTGTTCAACAACTCTTTTATATAAAGCATTTAATTGTTTCCCATCCAATTTTTCCAAGGTACTAATTGAAAATCCTTCATAAAGAAGTTTAGCCAATTTAGGATTCATATGTTTCATCTTGCACTAAAGTTTTTTCCCATTTTAATACGATATCTCGTTCATATAATTTGTTTTCAATTTCTTTTTCAGTTTCACCAAAATTGAAAACCAATCTTTTTTTCTTTTTTATTAATATTTCGTCACTATCCGATCTTTCCCACCCAAGAGCAATTACACCATCAACTGAATCATACACACCAAAGAAATCAGAATTCTGTATAAGATTTAATTCTATTAATGAATTTTTCAAAGTTCCAACTCTTTTAATAAACTGAATTTCAGGTGGTTGTGGTTTTCCTGAAGCAGGTTCCGAATCCCAATCTTCACCCCAAACATCGTCCAAGTCAGAAAAGATAAATTCATATATATTATCACCTTTATAATTTGGACCCAATTCATTTATATAAATCAATCTCATATAATATCTCCGTTTGGTGTTACTTTTACTTGTTTACCGTTAATCGTAAAAACTAAATTTTTCTTATTTGTTAAACCAATGATTTTTGCGTTTGTATTTTCTTCCAACAAATAAAAAGCACTTAATCTTTGATTTTTTGTTTCACTTAATCTGTGAATTTCATTCTTTGTTTCAATTTTGTTAATTTTTTCTTTCAAAAATTGTTTCTTCTTTTTATTTTCTAAAATAGTTTTTTCACTTGGTTTAATATCAAAATATTTAGAAAGTACTTTTTCCACTTTAGATTCACTATAGATAGAATCTGTCATATAACCATAAGTTTCTTTTGGTTCTGACATCATAGGTTCTTCAGTTGACATTGGTTCTTCTCCACCCAAATCAAATTCATCTTCTGAACCTAAGTCAAGTTCACCTGGACCTTCAGCACCGTAATCATCCGATTCTTCGAATTTTGAAAGAATGTCTTCTTTATCATCCTCATCAAGATTTTCTAAATCAATTGCCGATAATATTGAATTTACAACATATTTTATATCTTGAGAATCCATACCTTTTTCTTTATCGTAAGCTCTGATTTTTTGTCCTAATTTTCCTGTAAGTTTTTGTATTGTTTTTAATGCGTAAGGCTCACCTGTTTCATCGGATTCTCCACCCATTGGTGGTTCTCCCCCCATATCTTCTTCTCCCCCCATCGGTGGTGCTTCAGATCCCATATCTTCAGGTGGTAACCCCATACCTTCTTCACCTCCCATTGGTGGTGCTTCTGCTCCCATATCACCTCCTTCTGCTGGTGGGGCACCCATATCTCCCCCTTCCATTGGTGGTGGTACGCTTGCTCCCATATCTGCAGGTGGTGGAGGTGTACCCATATCAGCAGGTGGTGCCCCTGCTCCCATATCAGCAGGTGGTGGTGCACTTGCTCCCATATCAGCGGGTGGTGGAGGTGTTTCTACTGAAGGTTCAGTTACGGGTTTACTTTTTTTTTTAGTTCTGAGAACAAATCTTTGTTCTCCGATTAATGGAATCTCATTCTCGTTTTCGTGAATACGATTTAATTCACCAGCCAACAAGTTTAATTTTTTCATCGCCTCTGAATAAGATCTAAAATATTTTCTATGTCTAATAGAATCAGTATAATCTAAATTAGATTCATTAATTCCTTGTTTAATTATATATCCCAATCTTTCTTTTACAATACCATAGGTATTTCCATCAGCCAATTTGATAGTATAATTTAATGTTGATAGTTCATTAATTTCTTGTTTAGGTGTTTCATTATATCTTGCAATTTCAAGGATACGTTTAATTTTATCCATACCTTGTAATTTTTCACTACCTAGTGGTTTTAAATCCGCCATTGTTAAATGTTTTTAATGTTTAATTATTTTAAAAAACTTTTTATATAAATATATTGTTATTTAGTAATTTACTTTTTATTCGTAATTTTCTTGTTCTAAAGATAATCTTTTGTCTGTTATTTTGTTTTTGAAGTTTTCAAGTTTTTCAATATAACCATTTCTTCTTAAGAATTTAAAAACTAAATTCTCGTATGAAAACTCTCCTTCTTTTTTCAAACCGCACGTTCTATATTTTCTAAGTTTTTCACGATATTTTTTAACTAACTTTACTGCTTCAGGTAAAGATTTACTTTCAGCGTCATCTAAAGCTCCGTCAATTATGTCCATCCATTGTTCCGCCTTCTGTTTGATTTTTTTCTCGTTAACAACAAACTCTTCTTTTTTTGGAAATTTTACCCATTCATTTTCCATTAATGAATAAACTCCAGAACTTTCATTTTTTTCATTTAAATCTTGAACGTATACTTCTACTTCATAACCTTTAATGATAATGTCGTGTGCGGCGTTAAAAACGGTTTTTTTCAATCTAAATAATTCTTCATATAACTCTTTGTCTTCTTCAGCATCATCAAAGTCGTATACAATATGTAAATCAAAGTCAGAAAACTCACTCCAATTGTATCCAACAAGAGAACCTACAAGAATTATATCTTGAACAAAAAAATCAACATCAAGATAATCGATAAATAATTCAGCAATTTTTAAAAGTCTACTTTTTATTTCTGACTTTAATTCGGGGTTTTGTCCTTCAGAATCTCCCGTATTTTTTTCTTTAGTTAAATTCCATATATCTGGATTTAACTCGTCCTGTAAATAAAAACTGTTTATTATTTTTTTTGTGTCTGCCATAAATATAAATACTCTAATTGGTTCAATTTTCCAATTTTTTATACTTATACTTTTTAGATATATCAGAATTAAAAAATTTACCCTGTGACTCAGACAATCTAAACCTAGCATAAACATTATGAGGAACATCTTCATATTCATATTTTACACCATTTTTAAATTCAGAAATTAATTTTTTTGTTTCTACATCATATTCTGTTCTAACAAGATTTGATGAGTTAATTTCACAAATTATTTTTGTGTCGTGGATTGTTGTTCTTGTAATTGCCATATTTTTAGTTTTTTACATTTAATGTAACTATAATTTTATAGATTATAAATATTTGGACACCTACTAAAGAGTACAACAAAATTTTTTTGAAAAAAATATGAGTAAAATTTGGCAGATTGTAATATTTTGTATAAGTTTGTGTTATAGTAATAAACCCTTAAAAAAATAAAAGTTATGAAAAATTTGATTTTGTCTTTAGTAATGTCAGTAGTAAGTTTGGTTTCTTTTTCACAAGTAATTGAAATTGAATTCAGTAAGTTCACTCTTTTTAATACAGGTATGTTAAGAGGGTATGATAATGTAATTGATTCCACGAATTATGTGGCGGTTGATAAAGATATGGTAGGTAAAAATAAGTATGTATTTGACTTGGATAATAAAACTGCAAAAAGATACTTCAATGGATTACTTGCTGAGAGTACTGATATTCTTACCTTCACAAAAAAAGGAAGTACTGTAGTTCTTACGATGAATGATAAAGAAACGTCTACTGGTAAAACTGTTGTTAGTACTGTTCATTTAAACACTAACAAGAACGATAAAACTAAACCTCACTACTTAATGTACTTTATCAGTACTGTAACAAATACAACTAATGGTACGATTGTGTACAATTAAAAAAAAACCTCCAATCGGAGGTTTTTTAATTTATTTAACTTTAACAGAAGAACAATACTTAGATGTCATATCAGCAATCGCCCCTTTATTAGGATAAGTTCCACCGTACATTGATTGACTCATCCAATTTTTAGCACTATTGGTGTCAAAGTTTGATTCCCTACCAGTTGACTTAAAATTAATATCAGTATATGTGTCATAAGAACCACCAGTTGCTCGTCCCATAGTACCCGTATTACAATCATAAACCATAGATGCATATGTGTCAGGTTTCCCATCCATTGCAATACGAATTCCTAATTTACCTGGTTGTACAACCATATTACCTTTATTGTCTTTAAGTTTTTGTGGGTATGCTTGAACCTTAAATTTTACATCTGCTCCTGATGCATAATTTGCTGAATATTCTCTATTTTCTATACCAATTATGCTTGTGTAAAATTCCGGAGTCATAGTTGTTGTTTCAGTTTTTTCACTGATAACTCTTTTTATAATTCTTGTTAAATCTGATTCTGTTAATCTTATAATTCTTTTCATATAGTTTTTTATTTTATTTTATTTTATACCTTTGAGCAATAATTAGATGTCATATCAGCAATTGCCCCTTGATTTTTAAATAATCCTTCTGCATTATGAAGAGTGTTTTGTAAAATTTGTTTTCCCATCGCATGATCATAATTACTTTCTCTTCCGACACCTATAATATTTAAATCACTATAATCATCACCAATATATCCCATACTTCTAGTGAATGTTCCATTTTTACAATCATAAATTGTGCGTCCATAAGTGTTAGGTTTACCTGGCAATTCTATTGTAATATACAGTTTACCTGGTTGTCTAACTGACTCCCCTTTATTGTTTTTAACGTAATAACCTGATGGTGTAACTTTAAACATAACATTCTTTTTTGATTTATCAAAAGCCTGTAATTCTTTACCACCTATTCCATTTATTTTAGTATAACTTTCTGGAGTCATAGTTGTTGTTTCAGTTTTTTCACTGATAACTCTTTTTATAATTCGAGTTAAATCCGATTCTGTAAGTCTTATTATTCTTTTCATAGTTTTTTTATTTTTTTTATTTATACTGATTTACAATATTTAGATATCATTGTTGCAATAGTACCTTTTACAGGATACGTACCACCCTTCAAACTTTGGTTCAATAAGGATATTGCTCGTTCTGTGTCGTATTTAGCCTCCCATCCACCAATTGAAAAAATATAATTACTGTAATTATTATCCAAACTACCTTGTGCATAACTCATAATATTTTTTTTACAATCATATGTCATAAGAGCTTTGGTATTAAGTTTACCATCCATCTTTACTTCTATACCCAACTTGCCAGGGTCAGCCACCATATTACCTTTGTCGTCTTTTATTTTAGGTTTGTATGGTGTAATTGTAAATGTCACGGGATTACCTGATTTATCTGTTCCTGAAATGGTTCTGTCACCAACACCCCTAAATTCAGTTACTGTTTCCGGAGTCATAGTTGTTGTTTCAGTTTTTTCACTGATAACTCTTTTTATAATTCTTGTTAAATCTGATTCAGTTAATCTTATTATTCTTTTCATAATTTTTATTTTTATTTTTATTTTGCAGGAGTACTAGGTATTGCTGATTGTAAATTTTTAACCCAATCCAAAACTTTAAATGATTTACTAGCACTTGAAATAAGCCCACCAGGTACTTTAGAACCATAATTATCAAAATTTGATTTAAAATAGCTAGCAACATTATTGTATGTTGCTTCAGTATTGAGGGGTTGTTCGGCACCTCCAACATCTATAATAGCACTTGGTTTAAGTATTTCAAGGTTTTGTCCTGATACTGCATCCTTGAAAACGTTAAAGGTACATCTAACAGCACTATTAGCAGCAACAACTTTATAATGGTTATTTTTAGGAAAAAATGTAACCGACTCTACTACCAAGTTCCCATCATTAGGAAAAGTACAATCATACGATTTTCCATTAACTGTTATTTTTAAAGGTATTGTTTGTCCTGGGGTTAATACTGTCGTTTCCACTTTTTCACTAATAACTCTTTTTATAATTCGAGTTAAATCTGATTCTGTTAACCTTATAATTCTTTTCATAATTTTTTTATTTACAATATAAATATGTGTTATTTATAAAAAAATTCTAAAGACGTATAAAAAATAAGAATTGATTAATTTTTTAATATCAATTACAATTAAAAAAAAGAAAAAATATGATTGATTCAGCAGACAGTAACGAAAAATCAAAAAACAAATCTCAGTCAAACAACTCAACAAAAACACCCGTTTTGGATAATTTTTCTAGAGATTTAATAAAATTAGCAGAGGAAGGAAAATTAGATCCGATTGTTGGTAGAGAAAATGAAATTAATAGAATTGCACAAATTTTATCAAGAAGAAAAAAGAACAATCCAATTGTTCTTGGTGAACCAGGATGTGGAAAAACGGCAATTATAGAAGGACTTGCAAAAAAAATATTTGAAGGTGATTGTCCACAAATATTATCAAATAAACGTATTGTTTCATTGGATATGACTTCTGTTGTTGCGGGCACAAAATACAGAGGACAATTTGAAGAAAGAATGAAGGTAATAATGGAAGAACTTTACGCAAATCCTGACATTATTATTTTTATCGATGAAATACATACTATGATTGGCGCAGGAAACGCATCAGGTACAATGGATGCGTCAAATATCTTTAAACCAGCACTTTCAAGAGGAGAATTACAATGTATTGGAGCAACAACTTTAGAGGAGTATAGAAAAAATATCGAAAAGGATGGTGCCCTTGAAAGAAGGTTTCAAAAGGTAATGGTTGACCCATCAACAAAAGAAGAAACACTTGAGATATTAACAAATTCCAAAGAAAGGTATGAGGATTATCATAAAGTAAAATATAGTGATGAAATCTTAAATCTGTGTGTTGAGTTAGCAGATAGATATATTACAGATAGGGAATTCCCCGATAAGGCTTTTGATATTATTGATGAGGTGGGTGCAAGATCTCAAGTAGAAATTAAACTTCCTGAAATTATTGAAGATTTAAAAAAACAGGCAGAAGAAATTAAGAAAGAAAAAATTCGTGTTATCAATAGTCAAAAATACGAAGAAGCGGCAAACTTAAGAGATAAAGAAAGAAAAATATTAATTGAGTTAGAAAAAGAAAAGGAAGAGTTTGAAAAAACCAGGAATTTATTCAAAAGAGATGTAACAGAAGATATTGTATATGATGTTGTATCCCTTATGACAAAAATTCCAATAAATAAAATTTCCACAGATGAGTCTGAACAATTAAAAACATTAAAAGAGGTTCTTAATAAAAAAGTTATCGGACAAGATGATGCGGTTTCAAAAATTGCAAGAGCGATTCAAAGAAACAAAGTCGGTTTAAATGATCCAAAAAAACCAATTTTTAGTGGATTACTTATTGGTAATTCAGGTGTTGGTAAAACGGAACTTGCAAAACAATTAGCAAAACATATGTTCAATACAGAGGATGCTCTTATAAGGTTAGATATGAGTGAATTTTCTGACAAAATTTCAACATCTAAATTAACGGGAACATCTCCAGGTTATGTTGGTTATGATGACGGTTCACCATTTTTAAATAAAATTAAAAACAAACCGTACTCAGTTATTTTACTTGATGAAATAGAAAAAGCACATCCTGAAATTTTTAACGTGTTTTTACAAATGCTAGATGAAGGGTTTTTAACAGATGGACACGGAAGAAAAATTAATTTTAAAAATTGTATAATTTTAATGACATCTAATGTTGGTACAAGAGCAGTACAGCAATTTGGTACTGGTGTTGGATTTTCTACTTCAACAAAAATAGAACAAAAAGAAGAAGAAATTAAATCAGTTTTAGAAAAAGAACTTTTCAAAAGATTTGTACCTGAGTTTATTAATAGATTTGATGATATTGTATACTTTAAAGATTTGGATGAAGATGATTTAATGAAAATTATTGATTTGGAACTTGAAAAAGTTTATGAAAGAGTTAGAAAAATTGAATTTGATGTTGAAGTGGATGAATCATTAAAGAAACATATAATATCAATTGGAACTGATACTAGGTTTGGTGCAAGGATTCTAAAAAGAACTGTACAAAAATGGGTAGACGATTTTATAACAGATAAAATTTTATCGGATAACCCTGAAAAAGGTAGTAAATTTATTTTATCTTATAATCAAAAAACCGATAAAACCGATATTAAGATTAAAAAACCAACAAAAAGAAAAATAAAAACAGAATAGTTTTGTTGTTAGTAAATTTTTATATATATTTGTAAGAAATATAACTGTGAAAAATTTAGAAAAATTCAAAGAACTCCTTGCCGTACCTTCAAAGACATATCAAGAAGAAGATATGGTGGAGTATCTTTGTGACGAACTCGATACCATACCAAACGTTTCATACTACCGAGATGAAATGATGAACATATATGTAACAAAGGGTGAATTAGAAGAAGGTGAATACTACCCAATGTTTATTGCCCATACGGACACCGTACATAATAAGGTAGATAAAATCATCGTTAAAGAAGAAAATTTAGTAAGACCCAACACTTTTGGAAAAACTTTTGACGACAAGAAAGTCCCATCTTTGAAAGCTTATTTAGAAGATGGGACACCTACAGGTATTGGTGGTGATGATAAATGTGGTATTTTTATTTGTTTGGAACTTTTAAAAAGTTTAGATAAAGTAAAGGTTGGTTTATTTGTTTCAGAAGAAACGGGGTGTCACGGTTCTTCAAAATGTGACGAATCGTTTTTACAAGATGTTGGTTATATTACCCAATATGATGCTCCAGGAAACCATTTAATTTCTGAAATTTGTTCGGGTGTTCGTTTATTTGATCGAGATAGTGAGTTTTTTGAAAAAACAATTAAAGTAATTGAGAATGGTTTTGGAAATGAAATGTTAATTCAGTCACATCCATATACAGATGTTTCACAATTAAAAAAGAAAATTGATGTTTCTTGTATTAATATGTCCTGTGGATATTATAATATGCACTCAAAACAAGAATTCGTATCAATTGAAGATGTTGAAAAGGCAATAAATGTTGGAAAACTAATGGTTGAAAATCTTGGTTACAAAAAATATAAGTTTGATTATAAACCTATTGTTTATAGATAATATAAATTAAAGAACAGAGTCGGATAAGAATCTCAAAAAGTGTTCTCTAAATTCTTTTGGGTTCCACAAGGATTGTTGATATAATAAGTTATATAATGAGTCTATATCGGTAATACCTTTTTTTACATTCATATCCCAAGTTGTGTTTGATATAAGATATGTTACTTTTAAAGTATCCTTATCAACATCTTTGATTTGTATTTTGTATTTCCCATCTTTAGTAGGAATCCATATACCAAACCCCCCAAGTTTTAAAACTTTATCTATTGTCTCTAAATATTTTTTACTATAGGTATCATCTTCAAGTAACGTTTCATATAATTTTTCTAAAACACTTGTAACTTCAGAGTCAAATACGTTATTAAAAGATTCTTGATTCCAATAATTATACATCATTTCGTAGTAATTAGGTAAATGACTTACTTTTGTTTTTTTAATTCCTTCAAATAATAAATCTAATAAATTATCTTCAGGTGCACCAAATCTTGCAAACAGTAACATAGCATCACCCCATGCAAGTTCATATTTCCAAAAACAATATCTTTGTGAATACCTTTGAATTCCAATTTCACGTAATGAATCACAATAAGTTTTTTCTATTGCTTTTTTAATTTCATCTTCACATGCCTCAGTATTTCCGTCAACATATGCGGATTCAATATCATCTCTTACATTTGGGAAACTTTCTAAAAAATTTGCAATTTCTTTATCTAACACTTCACCTTTTTTCTCACTATTAATTAAACTATAAAGTCTTGGTGAAACAATTTTAAATATTTTAGATAAAATTTCGTAATGTTCTTTTTTAAATGATCCCGTAATATAACCCTCTCCCCAATCTTCACTCGCCCTATCCCAATATTCATTTCTATAATCATAGTTTCCACTATACATATATTCATAATTCATAGCATCGTACTCACCATCACTATATTCTGTACCATAATCATCAGGAAAAAAGAATTGAAGATATTCTTTTAAACCATCAAAAGTAAAAACTAAACCATCTTGAGTTACTTCTATAATATTTGAAAAATCATCTCCATTTGAGTTATAAAACCCAACCTCCCCGTATGGTAATTTTTTCTTATTAATTAAAAGTATTTTTTTAAAATCAGTTAATTCTTCTTCTTGTTCAAGAATATATCTTTTTCTTCTCATATTTATAAATATATTGTTTAAATCAAATATTTGTTTTATATTTGTATAAGTTCTTTGAAAATAAAATTACGATATAGGGGCCTATATTGGAATTGACGGGCATTGGTTGAATAAAAGGAGCATGTCGGGACTGAATTAATCTCGTTAAAAACTGATTCACAATACAATTGGCAATGTGCTAAACAACCTTGAGACTTTGGGACTAATCTCAACTCAAGAAGTAACTGTAGCTTAAGAAGTTTACGGATACGCGAGCCGGTTCACATACGCTCAGGAACAGGAGTGACTAAGGTGTGGTTTCTACCCGAAAAGAAACAAAACGGGTATGGTTCCCCGAAAGAACTGTCACCGTTTTTTGATCGGTGTGAAAAATCAAATATTTTGGGGTATTAGAAAATACCAACCTAAGCATGTAGTCGTCTTTTAAACAAGATGAGCCGGACGAGGGAGTCGGAGCCCTCTAGGTCCACCAATTAAAAAAACCTCACCATTTATTTGGTGGGGTTTTATTTTTTTATTATATTTGTGATATGCAAACATTTCTTCCGTATTCAGATTTCAGATTATCATTAGAATCCCTTGACAATAAGCGTCTTGGAAAACAACGTGTTGAATCTTATCAAATAATTTCAGCAATTACAGGTAGATTAAGAAAAGATGGAAAACCATACAAAGGTTGGTTAAACCACCCTTGTTCAGTTATGTGGAGACCTTATGTGAATGCACTTAAACAATATTACAACGATTCCATTGATGTATGGAAATCTCGTGGTTTTAAAAACACAATGGAATATGAGATAATTGAAGGTGATTTTATTTTACCTGAATGGTTGGGAATGGAAGAATTCCATTCCTCTCATAGAGCAAACCTTTTAAAAAAAGATTCTGAATATTATACAAAAAAAGGATGGACTGAAAATCCTGATGACCCATACGTGTGGTTGGATGAATCAAAAAAATGGTATAAACAAATGGTTGGGAGTAAAGAAAGAATTTACTTTGTGCCTAATCAGACAATTGTGGTTTGATTAAAAGAGTAATGTTCTCCGACAAATGATGGTATTGGAAAATTTATTGGCATATCTTATAAATAATATAATATTTCAGCGGTTCCCAAAAATGTCGCTGAGTTGCTTAGTGGTGTTATACATACCCACATTTCGTCAAGTGTTCCGTTAACATTAGAACCAACCCTAATTTGATTATCATCCACTTTAATTGTTGTAAGTGCGGATGTTCCTGATTCACCAATTAATGATGTCATAATGTGTCCTGGTGATGTTATTGTTGTTGTAACAGTCCCGTTATATACCGAGTATTGAAATGGTGAATTTGGTATGTCAGTCCAACTTGGAGTTGCAGATAATGTAGGGTTATATTCAATGGTTACTAAGTAATTATCATTTGAGGTGTTTAAAATGGATAAACTACTATATTGTGATGTCACTGATTTATAACTTTCTTTAAGCCTATAACCAATATACGGATATTTTGTACCTGAAGTTCCTAAATCTGCGGTTGTTGAGTTTATAACACCAATGGTTGAATAAAGTCCATTTAATGATCCTTCGGTTGATACTTGACTACATAACATATCAAAGTATCCTGAACCAACACCTACTTGTCTTATTTCGTACCTTATTGGTTGATTTGGTGATGACATATAAACGGTAGGTATATTGTTTGCTGCGGTATAATCTAAAAAATAAAATGTCTGTCCCGATAATACCATTCCAAATCTCATTCTACCAACAC